GCAGCGGGTGCAGTGGGGGAAGTCCCGTCTGTTAGGAGACATGGCGCCAACTCTTTCCTGAAGTGACGTTGCGTATAGACCACCCGGAAACTCCGAATGCCCGCGCAAGGGATTCGTTCCCTTCGCCTGAGATGTAGCGTTCGCGGATGAGCCTTACAGCGTCGTCGGTGAGTTTTGCGTTGGGGTTTCGCCTGCCCCGGTTCTGCCGATTCCGCTCCATCATGTCGCGGGTGTTGTCCGCGTGATCCCCAGCACGGAGGTGTGCCGGATTCACGCATGGAGGGTTGTCGCAGGCGTGTAGCACCATGAGCCCATCGATGGACATGCCAGCCGACTCCGCAGCGATTCGGTGCGCGCGAATCTGGCGGCCGTACCGTGTCACAATCCCGTAGCCGTTCTCCTTCTTCGCGCCAGTCCAAATCCAACAGCGGGACAACTCTGGCCTCATGATTGGGCCGTTCCTGTCGACCAGATCCCAGAAGTCTCTCGACCTCCGTCGCTGAGCGTGCCACTCATTCAGACAGGCCACGGAGCAGAATCTGCTGCGCTCCCACTGATCACAGGACGCGCGCCTCCTGCGCGCATACTGCATTTTGCAGGACTCACATACTTTGAAGTGGCCGATGGGCATCAGACAGCGCTCCCGAAGTCGAGGGTGGGTTCCGAGAGTCTCGTCCTCAGCGACAAGTCGAGGTATTCGCGGCTCAGATCGATGCCGACGTAGCGGCGGCCGTGGCGGGCTGCGGCAAGCCCCGTTGTGCCGCTACCGGAGAATGGGTCGAGGACCGTCCCGTCTGGTTTGCATCCGGCCTGGATGCACCTCTCAGCGAGCGCGAGCGGCATGACTGCGAAGTGTGCGCCGGGGAATGGTTGAGGGGGGATTGTCCACACGTCGCCGGGGTTGCGGCCTTTGGGGTTGTAGCCGGCGACCCCTGAGACTCGACCTTTGACGCCGTGCTCTTGCTGCTTGCTGGCGGGTAGGAATGATTGGTCGTGTTTTCGTTCGGTCCAGTGTTTGAACGGCGTGGCGGTGGTGGGGTCTTCTCGGATAGCGTCTAGGTCAAACCAGTAGCGCGGAGACTTGGCGAACATGAATACGTGCTCGTGCCGCTTCGACAGCCGGTCGGTGATGCTCTCCGGCATGCCATTCGGCTTCGACCAGATCACATCGTTGCGGAGAATCCACCCGTCGTTCTGTAGCGCCAGCGCGACCCGCCACGGCATGCCGAGCAGGCTCTTAGCTGGCAGGGTGTTTGTCGTGAGCCCGGCACCGCGAGGTAGGGATGGCATCGGTTCGTTGCGTGAGAATCCGGTCCTGGATTCTCCACGGTTGCCGTTGTAGGCGTTGTAGCTGTCCCCAAGGTTGAGCCACAAGGTGCCATCGTCGGCGAGCACGCGATGCAGTTCGGCGAACAGCGTGCGCATCGTCTCGACATACTCGGCGGGCGATTCTTCCAGTCCGTACTGACCTGGTTCTCCGTAGTCGCGCAGCCCGAAATACGGCGGAGAGGTGACGATGCAGTTGACCGATTCGGATTCCAGCTGCCGGCCGATCCGTAGCGCGTCGCCAAGATGGAGGGTGGCTGTGTCGTCTTGGTAGTAGGGCTGCATCACCGCTCCTCCCCGGTTTCGTGTTCGCGGCAGTGTCGGGCGACGTCGGCGAGATGTGCTGTCAGGTCGCCGGCCTGCTCGATGCGATGACCGCACCAGCAGGTCCAGATGTGTGGGTTCACGCGCCCACCCCCCGGTCCACCCGTTCAAGTTCGGCAAGCAACCCGGCCACAAGAGTGGGGGCCGCAGCGATGAATTCGGCGTCGACGGGGGCAATATCGACCTCCAGTTCACACGCTGATCGGCATCCGCATTCTCCGTGGTGGCCGATCTCCAAGACTTCGGTGTCGTACTCGTATACATCGGGCACTCCGCCTCGGCCTTCGAGTGTGTGGTGCCGGTCGTCGTACCACTTCCACGGTCCTGGTGTGATGCCGTCGAGTGCTTGTCGGGCCTGTTCCCGTATGTCGGTCATGGAAGCTTGTCTCCATCGAGAGCCTCGATGATGAGGCGTAGGTGGTCCTGTAGTTCGGCAACCCCCGAGCAAATGTCGGCCTGAGTGTCGATGTCGACCAACAGGATTCCGTCTTGCTGGTCCACGCCGATGACAATGGTCGTGTTCCGTTCCCGTTGGGTGGCGGAATTGAGTGCCTGTTCACCGTTCTCGTGCAGGTGCAGGTTGGTTTGTGCGTATCGAGCGGTCATGTCAGTTCCTCCTCGGGTACGTGGCGGACGGTGCGGACACCCTCGTCCACATCGGTGCACACCCACGGCCCGCACCAGCAGTGGTGCCCGTCGAGGGTGTGGGTGCGCTGGTCGGATGTCTGCTCGGGCAGAATGTGGACGTCATCGATCACAGTTCCTCCTCGGGGTAGAGCAGTCGGTCGGTGCCGGTGGGCCAATCGGCGTGCGCCCCGTAGCCGTCACGGCATGAGGTGCACCGGTAGCTGCCGTCGGGGCGCTGCACCTTGTGATGTTTGGCGCGCAAGGGTGCGAGGGCCTCGCGGGCGGCGGTGACGGCGAGTGCACCGACCCCGTCGATATGCACCGATTCCTTGAACCGTTGAGTGTCCCCGTCGTACCGGTCCTCCCATGCCCTCTGTGCGGCTGCGATGGCGGGGTCGCGGCTATCGGCGGTCACTGGGCACGCTCCTCAGCGGCACGGGCAGCGGCGAGGAGAGCGGCAGCGAGTGGTCGACGGTCGAACAAGCGACCGGGCTTGTCAATGCCCTCGAATCGGACGACCAGGAACGGACCGCCCGCGTATTCGCTGTCAGCATCCGGTTCCATATCGATGGCAATGACACCGACATCGGCACACTCCGGCCACTCCGGCAGTTTGACGACCTCGTAGCCAGCCTCACGCAGGGCAGAGAGGATGTCAGTGCCGTACTTCTGGGCCTCGGAGCGGTGAATGAACCCTGCCGCCACGAGCGCTCTGCCAACCTGTTCTGGGGTGTTCGGGTCAGACATCGGCGTCTCCTGACGTGGTGGGGCGGTAGAGGACGGTGGCGGGGAGCGAGACGCGATACAGGAAGATTGCGTAACGATTCACCGGCAGTGCTGAGTGGTGCTCGCGTCCACGGGCGATCTGTCCCGCCTTGCCGTGCGCATCCAGGTAGACCGTCCCGTCGGGCAGTTCTTCTAGTTCTGGCAGCGTCTCAACGGTGTTGTGGGCGTTGACGACAGCAGCGACAGACTCAGCGAGATCGTACGCATCCCCGACGTTCATGTATCCGCGGGCCTGGTAGCCAACGCCAACAACCTTGCTGAGCAGGGCAACAGCGATCTTCATGGTGAGGTCGTCGGTCATGACCACACCGACCTGACCAGCTCGTTCGCGGCTTCGCGCACACCCTCAGCGCCGTACAACTCCACCGCAATCTGCCGAGTCCCGACGACGAGACCTGTCGACGTCAACACGAGTGCGATATGGCGAGTCTGTTTGCCGTCGGCGAAGTTCTGGACACCACCCTCCCAGTGATAGAGCGGTGGCGGGGCGGGTAGATCGTTGGTCATCGTGTGATTCCTTTGCGTTCGTCCTCGACACCACGCCGATACCCACGCGAGTAGGCGACGTCGAGGGGATGTTGTTTGCGGGTGTCCCACCAGTCGACGACCAGGTTGCCGGCGGCGATGACCGTCCAGAAGGCGCCGAGGATGAGTTCGCCGATCGTGGTGCGCAGGCGAGTCATGAGACGGCCGCCGATAGCCACTTGAAGGCGGGGCGCACAGGCATGGACAGCGCCTTGGCCACGTGGACCTCAAGTTGCGCGCCGCGTGACGCCTCCCAGCCGTCGAGTGTTGCCACCGCTGTGCAGCCCTGGAGCATCGCGATCAGGTCCACCCGTAGGTAGTCCTCCCACGCCATCGTTGGGTCGCCTTCGCCGAACTCATGAGGGGACGTGACCGTGTATCCGGCCGCCCGAAGGTTCTCGGCCGCAGCGGAGAATGCAGGGAAGTTGAACTCGGCATACCCGGTCATCGGGCCAGAGATGTAGATGTGCGGATGACTCATGCGTCACCGCCTGTCAGCATCCCGGCCTCGTCGAGAGCACGGGCGGCGGAACGGAAGGCCTCGCGGTAGTACTCCGGCGCACGGACCCAGGACGCCTCCCCGGTCGGTTCGGCAGCCGCATCGCACGCGACCTTTGCTGCCTCTTCGATGCGTTGTTCTCGTTCGGCGGACTCGGACCGCTCACGCTCCAAACGGTCAGCCTCATCGATCAAGTCGTTGACGAGGTGGTAGTAGTCGCGGTCGTCCGTGCTCGCGTTGGACAGGCGGTTGGCGGTTGCCCGGAGACGCCACGACAGACTGGGCTCCGGCTCCGATCGCTCTGCGTACGACGCCTCCACCTGCGCCCGTAGTTCAGCGATGAGGGCGGCATCCGCGTCATGCTGGGCCACAGCCTCATCCCGCTCTGCCATGTAGCGGTCGCAGTCGGCAGACAGACGGTCGATGGTGGCATTCGCTGCATCGAGGTCCGCTTTCGGCACGAACTTCGTCAACGAACCATCCGCGTTTTCTACGCCGGCGACTCTGACGCTCTGACACATCACTCCGACACCTCCGCAGCGAAGTGAATGGCAGTCGGGTCGTCGCCATTGTCGAGAAGACGACGGTCAGCCCGGTACACCATCTCTCCATGGATGGCCTCCCACGAGGCGCGGCTGCGATAGACCGAAGGTTCGCGTATGCCATTCCGCTTCGCGGAGCCAAGATGTCGTCCCGATCCACCACACCAGACGATGGGCGTGTCGCCATCCATCTCAACTCGGTCGAACTCGGGGAGATTGGAGTCGGGGATGGCCGCGAGGATTGCCTCGATTGCTGTGCGCGCTGTCTGTACGTCCATCAGTACAGTGCTCCGATCTTGGCGGCCTGGCTGTCACGGTCGAAGATCACCAGACGCCACGGGACGACGCTGCGAGTGATGCCGTGCAGACACCGTTGCGCGTAATCGGTCAGCCGCGACCCGTACTGCACCTCGACCGCGTTCAGTGCGCCCACCTTGCGCGTGTACCCCTCGCCGCGGCCGATGATCTGGCTGTTCTTCGATCTACACCGCCACCGCCACTCAGTCTGCGATGCGACCTCAACCTCAGACCATTCGGCCTGCACAGTCTCCTGCGGATACACCTCGATGGTGCCGCGGTAATCTCTTGCCATCGTCGGCGGATTGTCGAAATCGATCATGATGAAGCCCTCCGAGTGATCCCCAACCCATCCGGGTCAGCGGTACGAACCTTCGAACAGAACTCGATGTGGTTGGCCTGCCACTCGCCCAACCGGCGCGCCACCTCGTCATACGACATGCCGACCTCGTAGCCGATCGCCTCACGGATGTACGGGTCATCGACAGCGTTGACCACCGACAGCCAGAAAATCTGACCCGATGGAATCGCCAACAGCCACAACCGCGACGGCTCCTGCCCTACCTGCACCTCACCCGTTTCGCGTGCCGCACGAATCATCGCGTCATGCACATCGTTGAACGGATCAAACTGGGTAGTCACCCGCACGCCCGGATAGCCGATACTCATCACGCGCCCGCCTCTTCCAGCGCCGCGAACACCATGCCGATCTCGTCGCGCGTCAACGACTTCGACGACTCGACCGTCCGGCCCACCGCCTTGCTGATGAACTCGAGTGCCTTCTCGGGAGGCCGCGCGAGTCCCGCATCACCGATCAACGTGTACATGCGTTTCAGATCAGCCTGTAGACCGTCGACGGGAGGCGGTGTGGGATTGTCGGGCAACGGTTCCACGATCGACGGCGCGCGTTTCCCGCGGGTCACCGTCAGCGCCAACGTCATCTTCTTCGCGATGTGCGACATGTGGCTGATGCGTATGCCACCTACATCCATCCCGCCGAATTTGATACTCGGGTCGCGGTACAGGGTCATGCGGCGGCCGACATACGCGGACGCTTCGGCACCCCACGCGGCGACGAGGACGCGCCGGCATGTCTTAGACGGCTTGAATGGTCGCCCGGGGCCAAATTCTTCGGTGACGATCTCGACGGGCTGTTCCGCGGATCCGCGGCGAACCTCGGCGACGGTCACTGTGCGCGGCCCCGTCAACAGGTCCTCGGCGTTGAGCTGGTCGGACTTCGGGGCAATCGTTTCGGTGATGTCCATGGTCAGATCGTGATCTCCTGCTCGATGACTCTCTCGGTGGTGGGAAGTCCAGCGGTCGACTCGTCGTAAATGCGAATCATCTCGGCGGCGTTCGCTTCGAACGCACGGACCGCGGTCACGATGGCGTCGAACCACTTCGGCTCCGGGCGCACACGTTTCGGCCACAACGGCATCCCGCCGCAATAACTGACGTAGTCGCACCACGCTCGCCCCGACACGAGCAGCCCGCACTGGATCTGCGCCATGTTCTCGGCCGGCACCACGTCAGCGAGGATCGTTTCGAGGTGCTTCTTCTGGCGGCGCGACTTGATCTCGATCAGCCCGTCGTCGCCGACCAGTCCGTCCGGTGAGTAGCCGATCTGGAATCCCCAGTCATCGCGCACAATCAGGCCGACCTCGTCGACCGGGGCGTAGCTTTCGGCGTACTTGTCGCGGGCGCGTGGTTCGTCTTCGATGCCGCGGAGCATGTCGTCGCTGATGTAGGTGGGTTCGGTCCATCCGGTGATGCGTTCGGCGACGAGCGCGAGGGTGAGGCCGCGCGAGTTGTCGTTGCTGGCGGTTTCGAACAGGATGCGGGTGTCGTTGCGTGCGGCTTGTGCGCGTTCGGTGTGCATCGTCTTGAGTTCGGGTGACCGTTTCCCCCGGCACGGATTGTTCGCGACGGCACCGCATTCGGGGCAGTCGTAGTCGACGGCCGACGGTTTGCGGGTGGTCACGAGGTTGCCGATCGCAGACGCGGTCACCATGCCGCGGCGTTGGTCGAGCCATTCGTCGGTGCCCTGGATGACGTCGGGCATGATCGTGATGCTCATCGGCCATCCTTCGTCATGACGGCGTCCCACACGTCCATCGCTGCCTGTGCGTCGCCGAGTGCGGTGTGTCGGTCGTAGTCGTCGGGGTTGAGTCCAAAGTGACGGAGGCATGCGTCGAGTCCGCCGACGATCGACCCGTACAGGCCGGACGTGAGGGCTTCGACGTCTTGGAGTCGGTAGTGCCAGCGCGGCTCGTATCCTCGGTCGCGCAACAGCTTTTCGATCTTGGCAGCGTCGAATGCTGGGTTGGCGCCGACTAAGTACGGAGGCTGACCGTCGCTGTCAGGGTCGAACACTCTGTTGATGAACTTGGCGATCAGGTATGGCGCGATGGCTGATTCGGCGCGATACCGGGCCTTGGCGTCGGCCAGGAATGGTTCGGGCAGCCGGTCGAGTTTCTGCGGCGTCACCTTGATCTGGCAGACGAACGGCTCCTGGTCGACACCGTCGGTGCGTCTGATGGCGGCGAACTCCCAGATCTCGTCATCGTCTGCGAGGCCCGTAGTTTCAGTGTCGACGAATACGAGATCGGTCATGCCTGCACCCCCACATACGTGTCGATGGCGAGGACGACGGCCGGCCAGATGTCGCGCATCCAGCGGGCTTCGTCGGCGGTGATGCCTTCGACGTGGCGGACGGTCCAGGTGGTGCCGCATGTGAACGCGACGTCACCGTCTTCGTCTACCTCGATGGCGAAATCACGGTGGCTGTCGGGCATTTCCCACCGGAATGGCATGTCGTTGGCGTCGTCCCAGCAGTGGCGTGGGGTGATGGCTTTGATGTCGGCCGTGGTCATGCGATCACCTCGATGTCTTCGTGGCGGACCGCGATGTCGATGCCAGTATCGGTTTCGGGGCGTCCCTTGCGGTTGCGGTAGGCGAGTCCGACATGCAGGTCGGTCACCTTCTCAACGGTGAATGGTTCGGTGTGTCCGCGCGCGGTGACGGTGTCGCCGGGGGTTGGTGTGGTCACTGTGTTCTTCTCTCTGGGTTGATGGTTGGGCCACTGCCTGGCGTGTAGCGCACGTACACGCGGCTGGCTTTGTCTCGTACGGTCGCGGTGAATCCGAGTCCGAATCCGCCGGTTGCGGTGTCGGCGAGTTTCGCGATCTGACGCGGTGTTACGTCATCGGTGCCGGCGGCGTCGTAGCGCACCCACTCCCCGGGGTGTTCTCGCAAGAACTCGATGAGGTCGAGTCGCACTTGCGGGATGTGGGCACCATTGAGCGCGCGGCCTGGATCGGCCAGCACGAACGGTGGGGAAGTCGGTACGGATCGCAGCCGCGGTTGCGGCTCAGTGTCGAGCGGTGATCGCTCGCCACGCGCGGACTGGCGCGCTTCACGTCGCTGATCCGAACGCCATGCCGCTTCGTCGAGGTCTCGCAGGCTCATACGATCACCCGCCACGCGATGACACCGACCACGACACCGACCACGAACGCCACCTCGACGACGAGCAGTGCGGCGATGCACTGGATGACGTTGATGCGCCGATCGGACGCCGGCGTGCTGTCGTCGACCACATGCGTCAACTCGTGCCGCAGGTGATCGAACTCGGACTCCTGGCACTGGTCGTAGTAGTCGAGATCGTCGTCGGGGGTCCAGTTGTGTTTCACCGGAGCTCACCCCGATCCACGATCAGACAGTCGAGGTCGTCGTCATCAACCTGCTCGAGGTCGGCGTGGGTGAGCCAGCGTTGAAACACGTACGTGCACACGATCGCGAGGACCAGCAGCCACACGATGAGCGCGGCATAGAACTCAGTCGGGGTGAGTGGGCGACGAATGAACAGGACGTCGAGGAGGAGCGTCATCAGAACGACTCCAAACTGTCGGCGAACGAATCCAGTTCGGTTCGGTGAACCAACACCTTGCGCGCCGACAGCCGGCGAAACGCGATCTTCCCCTCACCATGCAGACGCTCAAGGGCCGACACCGAAATGCCCAGATAGTCGGCCGCTTCCGGTTTCGTGAACAACGCTTTGCCTGCAGTCATGTGGTGGCCTCTCTTCTTCTGACTCGTGCCGCCATGGCGCGCACCTCGTCCTGGACGTGTTTCTGATATCCGGCGTCGGTCAGGCCGTCAGTCCACGTGACGAACTCCAGTGCCTCGGTGGAGAACACGGCCCGTACATGGAGGTCGGGGTAGCTTTCGGGGATGACCTCAGCCCCGAACATGCGGGTCACCTGGGCACTCATGCTGCACCCCCCGCGATGCGAACTACCCGAACATGGATCTCCTGCGTGCCTGGATTGGTCGACACTTCGTAGACACCAGGTGAGTTGGAGTCAGGATCACTAGCAGGCAACTGTCCCCGCCACGACTCAGCCTGTTCCACATACGAGTTGGGGTGCCACACATGGCGAGTGACCAGACCACTATCGGCGTCGACTTCCTTGCGGCTGGTGACGAATCGCCCATCGGAGTATCGGTTGGGATCGCCGAACTGGCCAACCAACTCGCGAACTAAGTCGACGCAGTCACTGATCGCATCCAACTCGTCTTCATGGCCGCCGTGGTCGCAGAGAGACCCAGCTATGGCGTCACAGGTCCAGTCGCTGGTATCGCGCAGTTGTGCGTAGGCGTACTTCAGCGCGTCTTCGGCGTTCATGCGGCATCGCCCTTTGGGAGGCGAAGCGTGCCGTGGGCCTCGATGTACCGGACAACTCGGTCCCACGCGTACTGCTGGCCCAACGGTTCGATGATCGGGCGCACGAAGTTGTGACCGTTCCGCGCTGTGCCCTCCGGGTTCCGTGCGTAGCCCTTCTCAATCGCCCACGCGGTCGCCTGCCCCGAATCCGATCGGCACCCACTGATGAATAGCCCAAGTTTCTTCGTGGACAGGAAGGTCATCACTTCCTCTTGCCGAACCTGGATGCCGTGCTCGGTCTGCGCCCACTGTTTGATCTCTCGGAAGAACTGCTGACGGGTCTTTGCGCCAGCGCCGGCGGCGTGGTTCTTGGCTCGCTCGACAAGCGGCCGGTCTTCTTCGATCTTCGCCGTCAACGCTTTGTTGCGGTCCATGAGGATGGACAGCGCCCGTTCGATGATCTGGTCCTCGTTGTCGTCGCGGACGATCTGCTCGACGGCCAGGAGGTAGTCACGGACGCGGCGGGCGATCTCGGAGTCCCGCAAGAGCATCCCGATCCGCAGCACTGCACGGCGTGGGAAGAGCGCGACTGTCCGGACTTTCGGATCAAGATTTGAGAGTGACGCAATGTCACTCTCAAATGCGGTGCGGGTGACCACCCTGTATCCATCGTCGTCGAGTTCGTCGCGGTTGCGGGTGACAACTTGGCGTACAGCCTCGCGGTCGACTTCGTAGAATGTGGCAACCATTTCGGTGGTGCAGTGAATGTCGTCGGGGAGGGTGGCGAGCACCCCCACCTTGTTGAGGACGTCCACACGTGAGGCGAGGGTGTCTCTGTCCTCGCGTGCGGCTGGTAAAGTCAGATCCACGAGGATCTCCTGTTCTCTGGTTGGCCGTCCGGTGTTCGCGCACCGGGCGGCTGTTTTTATGTGCGAGGTTTGGTGCCCGACGCTGACGAGGCGTCGGGCTGTGCAGGCTGTGAGAGGGGATCGGCCTGCACGCTCACGCCCTGGCAGCAGCCCGGACGCGAGTGGTCTGTGAATGAGGTGTCGTCGATGCGAGCGAGGATGCGGTGTAGGCGTTGACGTCGCATCCGCCGTGACGGTGCCGGTTCGGGCATCTGCGCGTAGAAGGATTCGGCGGTCACCGTCCACCACCCAGTCGGTCGATTTCCGCGTATGCGCGGTCGAGTTCTGTGAGCATCCCCTCGACGAGGATCACGGCCCGCTCTGCGGTGGGCGACTCGTTGCGTTCCGTGGTGTCCAGGAACTTGCGGGCGTTGTCGCGGATGTCGGTCATGCCGCCGTCGTCTTCCGATTGTCAGAAACCTGCTCGGTAGTTGACATCCGCTCCTCGAAAAGGACGTCGGTCGGGACACCGAGCGCACCAGCGATGCGGTCTGCGACCTTCGGGGTGCAGCTCGACGACCGTCCGGCGGTGAGGTGATTGATGAAGCTGGGGTGAACCTCGACGGACCGAGCCAACTGCCGGGCGCTCATCTTCTTATCTGGCTCTGGCCCGATGAAGGCTTGGAGCAATTGAGGGCTTCGGAGTTTCATCCACGTTCCCTTGGGTCGACGTTTGTATCGGGTGGCCATCTCTGACTGTCTCCATCCTGCCTGCTAGGCGCCTATCTGTCAATCAGTACTTGGCAAGTATGTGCCTAGTACTAGGCGCCTGTCAAGCGAATGACAGCCCTATAGTTCCACAGGCAGGGACTTTGCTGCATCATTGCCTTTGACAATCAGTAGGCAGGCGTTGGCAACCTGTAGTTGCCACCAAGCGCAGTGGGCGCGCACGCAAACTAGGACCCGTAGGAGGATCACCCGTTGCACGAGGATGACCAGCCCAGACACCATTCATTCGTGCCCACACTCAGCGAACTCATCCAGGAGCGGAGGCAGCTCCGGGGGTTCTCCTACGCAGACCTGGAGAACCGCGCCGGCGCAGTCATCACCCGCCAGCGGTGGCAACAGCTCGGTACCGGTGTGCGCATTAAGGAGTTCCCCGAACCCGCCACCATTGAGGCGATGGCTACCGCGCTTGACGTTGACGTCGCGGTGATAGTCCTCTCGGCGGCGCGTTCGATAGGACTCGACGTCAAACGAGGGGCGCAATCCGACCTCGCCGCGATGCTTCCACACTCAGCGAAAGACCTGTCTGTGGTGCAACGCGACGCGATCGTGACCCTCGTCCGATCCATTACGGAGCCAGAGAATGTGGATACATCACCTAGCGCGCAGGAGCAGGCAGCACCGGGCGAAGAGGACCAAGAGCAGAAGAACCTAGACGAGTCGAAGCGTCGGGGTGTGGCCAAGATTCGGGCGACGAACAAGAAGGTCCGCGGCAAGTCTGCCGACAGCAAAACCGAGGAACGCTAGATCCTTCTCGGTGAGTAGGTGCGCGTGGTCTGCGATCACGTCCCAGTCGTCAGCAATGGATTCTAGGGTGTCGGCGGCGACACGCACACGATTCGTCACGGGGCAACTCTCAATCACGTCCGGGGGCGGGGAAGGCACCACGGGTTAACAATTCTTCACATAGGGCCTGGGATGTGAAGTACACGCAACGTATCGGCCAGGTCCGACATGTAGTTACTTCTGACTCAACGGTAAGGGGCTTTGGTCCCGAGGATTCACCCTTCGGTGCGAGTTGCAATGAGGTTGCCTACCAACGGGTTACAACTGGCGTTGCGGTTCGCTCAGGAGAGCAACGCATCCAACTGACCGAGCGCATCCCTCGTCAACGTCTGATCAACATGTGCGTAGTTCCGGGCCATCGCCACCGACGAGTGCCCAAGGATCGCCATGCGGATCGCCTCGGGAACACCCCCTTGCTGCAGCAGGGTCGCCACCGTGTGACGGGCCGAATGCAGAGTGAGGTCGGGCACGCCCGCGGCCGCCAGCGTCTCATGCCAGCGCGTCGAGTCATCGATCTTGCGATACGGACGCCCACCCTCGCGAACCCACACCAATCCGCTACCGGCGGAGTTCTGGCGGTGCTGAGTGAGCGCAGCCTGCAGCGGCGCGACCATCGGCACCACGCGCCGAGACCCCTCGGTCTTCGGTGGGATGAGGCAGCCAGTACGCCACACCGGCCGGAAGTCGAACCCCGGATCGACGTTGAATACCTCACGAGGGTACTGCGGGTCGGTGGGTCGCGTGTATTTCTCGCGCAGCCGCAGCCACTGCAGGGTCCACGAGTAGTCGACTAGGCTTCTGTCGAAGTCGACGCGATCCCACTCGAGGCCGAGGCACTCGGCTTGGCGGGCGCCGGTGAACAGGGCCAGGCACCAGCGGGCGGTGAGATCCGGGTTGCCGGCGTCGACGAGGTGGGTGAGGAGTCGTTTCACGTCGTCGAGTCCATGGGAGCCGCGCGATGTGCGTAGCGCCTTCGGTGGGCTCACGCGGTCGCACGGGTTGTCGCGAATGAGGCCGTCGTCTTTGGCCGCGGTGAGCGCTTTCGACAGAGTCCAGTAGGCGTTGAGTGCCGATCCGGTGGAGCGGTCGGCGGCGATGCCGTCGCACATCGCGCGCACGTCACGTGGCGTGATCTTCCCCAGTCTCTTGCTGCCGATGCGTGGGACGATCTGGGCGTTCACGGTGGACGTGTAGGTGGCGTGGGTGGTGGGCTTCACGTCGCGCTTGATGATGGTGTCGAGCCATTCGGTCAGCCATTTCTCGACGGTGGTGCGGTCAGTGACCGGCTCCATCCCGTCCTCGATGTCGCGGCGGAGTTGTCGAAGTTTGCGGAGGCATTTCTCGTAGTCCATCGATGTGACTTCGCGGCGGCGGCGTTTGCCGTCGCGGGGTGGGAGTTCGACGGAGCCGACCCAGAGGCCGTTCGATCGTTGAGTGAGTCCGCCGTCGCCGTTGGCTCTGCGGACGTTCTTCGCTGCCATCTGCCCTCCGATTTATGTCGGTACATACACGTAATACATACATACCCTATCTACTCATGAACCCTCATAGCTTGGGTGTAGCTAGTCTACCTGCGACGATAGGTCCAGTACCTGCCACGATCCTACCTGTTACCCAATCTTCCAAACTAGCTACGCGGGTTCGATTCCCGTCACCCGCTCCAGGTCAGAACAGGTGCAGACGTTGCGAGTACCGACTCAGATACAGACAATTGCATTCGGCCACACCACCGCCGCCCATTGTCGGTATGCTCCGCCCATGACTCAGCCCCATCCCCCAGGCTGGTATCAGGACCCGCAGCGCCGACCGCTGCAGCGGTACTGGGACGGCCAGCAGTGGACCGACCAGACCCGTTCGATCCGCGACAGCGACGAGGAACGCGCCCGCCGGCGGAGGAACCTGCCCTACCTTGCCGTCGTCGGTGTCGCGGTCGTCGGGTTCATCGTCTACATGGTGGTGTCGAACACCAGCGACGACCCCGCACCCGCCGACACCGACAGCGGCCCATCGATCGGTGCGCTGAAGATCCAGGCCGAAGTAGCGTGCGAGATGGCGCTCGAGCAGACGGCCCGCGACCCCGACAGCGTCGACTACCGCAACGTCGATGTGACGATGGAGGGTGACGTGTTCACGGTGGCCGGCGAGGTGAACGCGGCGAACGCGCTCGGCGGCATGACGGGGTTTCAGCCGTACCGGTGTGAAGCCCGCTACGACTCGGTGTCCGAGCAGATGAGTCCGACGGTCATCGCTCCCGCGTAATCAGCCAGGCGCCGGCCAGGACGGCGAGCAGCGCGAGCACGTCGAGGACGTCAGCGGTCGTCACGGTCATTGGACGCACCAGTAGTCGATATGGTTCCCGGAACCATAACTTATGCATAACTCGCGTCATAAACGCCGAAAGCGCCCCGCGTCGGACCAGTCGGGGGTTGGTCCGCGCGGGGCGCTGTCAGGTGTATCGGTGTCGCAGGCCAGGGTGTTACCCCACCGCTCCGAGATAGGCGGCGAGGCCGTGAGAGGCGTGAGTGTCGAGATTGAACCGACCGCGGTCGTAAATTTTCACGGTCGTCGAGATGTCGCGGTGGCGCGCCATCAACTGGACATCCCGCAACGGAATGCCTGCGTCGATGGCATTCGCGATCGCCCCGTGACGCAGCGTGTGCGGCGACACCTTGATTCCCTGGATCGCCGCAGCCTTCGCAATGCGCGCCACCACCCGAGCCGCCGACCGACGCGTCATCCGAGAACCGTCTCGGCGACGGAACAGCGGCCCCGACTTCTCGTCGAACCCGGATACCACCTCGTCGAGCGCCCGCATCACCACTGGCGGCTGAGGCACCGTCGCAGGGTCACCATTCTTACCGATGAATTGGATGACCCGGTGCCCCTTCGAATAGTGGAGGATGCTCTCGACGTCGAGTTCGCACACCTCCGACACCCGCAGGCCGAGATAGGCCATGAGCGTGCACATGGCGTACTCAGATGGGCTCGAGCGATACGCAGCGTGGAGGAAGCGTTGCGTCTCCTCGCGATTGAGGTGCACCTTCTGCGAGAGATCCAATTTCGGTCTCGCGAACCGCACCATGCGGCACGGATTCTTGATCATGTAGTCATCGTCGACTGCGAACTCGAAGAGCTGCCGCAGGCAGATCAGCCGGCGATTAACGCTGCGTGGCTGGTTTCCGCGAACATCGACCATGTGGCGGACGTACGCCTCGATCGTGCGGCGTTTCGCCTCAAAAGGATGGAGGCCGCCGCCGTGATCGGCGCACCAGTCGCGAAAGAGCTTGATGTCACGGCTGTACTCGCGGCGGGTGTTGTTGCTGTAGCGGGACAGGAAGGCGTCGATGAAGAGCTGGAACTCCCGTTCGCTGGGGAGTTCGGGGGTGAAGTGGGTAGCGTGATCCGCAGTCATGATCCAGGTGCCTTCTGGTTTGTGGCGAGGCCCCGGCTTTCGGTGTTGGCGCACCTGGCCGGGGTCGACCTATTCGTGGGGTGAGAGCGGGTTTGCTCTCACCCCACGAACATACCTGATCCGGCCGACAGAAAAGCGACCTGACGATCAGGGTTATGGGCGGGTCACAGCAGAGGCATGATTCGGCTCGCCAGCGCCCGCGCCAGCGCATCATGACCGGCGTTGGACGGATGCTGCGATGGACTGGGGGATTCATCGGCGGCGTAGTAGTCGGCGTTGCCATCGCCGGTTGTGGCCGCCACGTTTCCACTGCCGCTGAACAGTCGCTCCTCGGCCCCAAACACGTCCACCCAAGTCAGCCCCAACGTCTCATAGGCGGCGATGGTGCGGGTGTAGGCATCAGTGGGGCCAGTCGGTCGGTCTCGCATATACAGCGGGGAGGTGTAGATCACTTGCAGCCGCAGGCCGGAATCCTTCAAGCATTGATCCACAGCCGCCACCGCAGCGAGTATCGCCCCCTCCGAGGCGCTGCCGTCATTGATCGACCCCTGTACCACCACGAGGTCGCCGTCTCGCATATACGTGAGTGCCGCCTGCGCCTTGGCTAGGTGCGTTTGCGTGGACGTAGACCCGCTGCCGTTTCCGATGAAGCCGGTGCCGGGGATGGCGCCCCAGTTCCAAGTGTCGGCAATGCCCAGCAGCTTGCCCAGGGTCAGCGAGTAGGCGCGTCCATAATCCGGCGTGAGAGACGCCAACAGAGTGGTACCGATTGCCGCGGAATACGAATCACCAATGATGTGCAGCCGCCTCGACTGGATGGATGGCGCGAAGACGCCCACTGTGGGGTGGGTATAAATCGAACGCATGTATGACGAAGAGTTCGGCTGGTTGTACATCTCAACCCGCACCCGGTAATACCCCGCCGCGAGGGCATAAGCGATCTTGCGGTTCCCGGTGCCGCCGCCTAGCGCCGTCGTCTGCTGCGGGGCCGAATGGGCGCGCGATTCGTTGAGGAAAACCTGCATGTAGGTGGACGCTTTGCACTCCACCTCCAAGGCGAAGCCCAGCCCCGCCGTGGGAACATCGACATCGAACTCGACCGTAGAGGCATACTGTGGCGTCGCTGAGACGATCCCCATTGGGCGCTGCGACGTATCACACGGCCCGCCCGACACGCGGAATCCCGACCAGTACGAGCCATCCACCGGTGCGCTATGAACGCGCCGGGCCGACCACCCTGACGGGGCTGACGAACCGGCAGTCACAGTGGGAGAGGCTACGATCGTCCCGGTAGCCAGTTGACAGATGCGCGGATCGCCAGGGGCCGATCGGAATGAATACAGCCGATCCCCTGTGGTCGGTTGTATTGCCGTCTCGGCGAGTCCTCCCTGCGCTGCCGTGGCATAAGCACCGTCAAGTACTGCTTTCGTCGGGCCGGTGGTGACGTATTCGGCGACCGTTTCGTTTGTGGTGGGGGTGATGCCCTGGGCGTCGAGCCAGGTGGCGACGGCTTGACTGAGGGTGGTGGCCGGCGCCGATCCGGGGATGCCGAAGACGATGAGGTCTTTGAGTGCGGCTGCGGTTGATCCGACGTCGAAGTTGATGTCGATGCCGGAGTCGAGGCCACGTACCAGCCACGGCCCTTCCTCGAGTTCGACGGTGTGTTGGACACCTTGCGCGTAGGTGCCGGGATGCGAGCGGCGGACGACGGTGGTGTCGCCGGAGTTGAACGGTCCACGCGGGATGAAGGTGAGGTTGATGTCGGAGCCGTCGTCGCCACCTCCGAATCCATCTCCTAGGGTGAACGTGATGTTGGGCATCAGGACTCCTGTTCTGTGAGTGTGCAGCCAACCGCAACCAGCGCGGCGGAGAAGTCGGTTCCCGGCGGGCACGACGCCAGCGCGGTCATCCCGTTGAGCGGATTGTCGTCGAGGTCCACGATCGTCACCGAGGTGATTTCCTCGCCGATCTTCTCGGTGACCACGTCGTCGTCGGTCATCACGCCAGCCCCTCCAGGAATGTGAGGGCGTCGTCGAATGACGTGCCATGCGGAAGCACGGCCAACGGCGTCAGTCCGTTGAGGGGGTTTCCGTCGGCGTCGATGGCGCGGATGTCGTACCGTCTTCCCGCGCACCCGGTTTCAACGACGGTGGCCTCATAGATTTCGGTGTGTCCGGTCGCCCGCACCGGCACCGGTAGCTTGTGGTGTTGAATGATCTCCGACACCGCATCGTGCACCGCCACAACGTCAATCACCGAGATCAGGTAGTGCCGGTCACCGACCTTGTACAGGCGCGTGTGCGTCGCCCACCCGTCCACCGTGTCGATGATCAACTCAGCTTGCGTAGACAAAGACCACTCCGTTCGCCATTGCGCCAGCAGCTCCCGGCGTGCCCGATACCCCCGCCGCATACCCGCGTCCACCGCCGCCACCGGGTGCGCCACCGGGGTACCCGGCGTTTCCGCCGGCGCCGCCGTCGCCGCTGACCGCCAGCGACCCAGCACTGCCACCGCCACCGCCACCGCCACCGCCACCGCCACCGGATTTGGACCCACCGTTGATGGATGCAGTACCCCCCGCACCTCCATCTGCACCATCGTCGGTTGATCCCGCGCCACCAGCTCCCGCAGAACCACCAGTGGCCAGCGGTGATCCTGATCCTGGGCTGCCATTATTACCGCCGCCAGCACCACTCGCTGCGCCATCGCCACCATCGCCGCCCAGTCCAGGTCCGGATTTGGTCTCGATGAAGCCCTCTCGGGTGCCGATCGCATTCTGGCCCGGGATTGTTTGCAGAATTGATGGCGACCCGAATACTGATGCCGCACCTGCAGTGCCCACGGTTACTGGCACCGCCGACAAGTCGAGCCCGAGCCCCACAAGCTGCGCAGCGGTGAACTCCTGCGAAATATATCCACCCGGAGAACCCGCAGCGCCCCCTGACGTGCCGCTGCCAGCTCCCGCCGGCGTCGACGACCCCATCGCGATGACTAAGAAATCGTTGTAGCCACTCAGGTCGAGCGTTGTCGAGGATGTGCATGTGAAAAGCACCCCACCAGCCTCCAATGCTGTGATGCGGTTCTGGATGGAGGTGCCGACAACCTGCAGGTCGGTGGAAACGATCTCAGTAGCCGACCCGCCGGTATACCCGTTGAGAATCCCCAGGATTCCGCCCTCATGGGTGTCAACCTGCGCCCACCGCAGACTGACGAGGTCGGCGAGCCCCGACCATGCCGACGACAACCCCGTGGATACGCCCGTGATGACGCCCTGGATGATGTCGAGTCCGGGAACCGCGTCGATGATGCCGTCGCGAACCGATGAGAGGTTGACCGCCGGGTCAGCACCGGGGCTCGTGTCGACGTAGTCCTCGGGTTCACCACCGAGCAGCCACGCGAGGAAGTTGGAGAAGACGCCGATCAGGATGCTGCGCAGGGCTTTCGTGATGAAGTCCTCGATGACCGATGCGGCGACTTCGGGTTTCCGGCCACCCGGGATGCGTACACCCATCAGGCGACCCCTTCGATCATGCGAGCCAGACGCTTCACGTGGCCGCCGGTGACGTAGTCGCCGGTGTGCGCGGTGCCCATGTAGTTCAGCGCGTACTGGCCGGCCGATGCGAGGTCCCCCCACCGCCACGGCGCCCACCACGACTGCATCCGGCGGGTGTGGATGTCCTCAAGAATGTCGGCCGCCCACCGCTTCGACGCCGCCAGGTCGCGGATGCTCATCCAGTCGGTGACATCAGCGATCGTCCGCAACGGTGACCCCATCGGTAGGTCGGCGATCGGGTCACCGGGCGCGTACAGCGACCAGTACGGCCGCGGCACATTCAGTGGTCCCGCGATCCCGCCGCGGCCGTGATGCACCAACTGGTGCGGGTTGCCGAGCGCAGCGACCGCCACGACCTCGTGCAGTGGGCGCCGCGGCAGGATCTCGCGGGCGTAGGCAACCGCGGCAGCAGCACCCTGACTGTATCCCGAGACCACAGCTGGATACGGAGTGGCGGTCACGGCATCGCTCAACGCTTTCGCGCCGAACTCAACAGACTCGGCGTAGGCGATGCCATCGACAGAGGTGGCCACCCCATAGGCCGCCGGATAGTCGACGTACTCGAAACGCGCAACGCGTGGGTCCAGAGACCGCCGCAGCGCTTCACCGACCACCGACCTCACGCCGGGGCGACTCCACGTCCCATCGACAAACAGCACGGAGATCATGCCGCCCTCCGACGTTCACGTCGGCGCCGCGCTTCCTCGCGCCCTCGCGCCCGCTTGCACGTGCGACAGACACGCGACTCGGAAGTACCTCTCAGCCCGGTGCGCACCCGGATGTAGGTGTTCTCGGGCGTGAACTTGTGCCCGTCGTCGCAGTGCGTGCGGCGTGCGTAGTGATGCGTGCCGTGCCGGAGTCGATCGCGCTGGTTCGCGCTCGCGGTGTCCCATCGCAGGTTGGCGAGAGCATTGTTCAGTGGGTCGCCGTCGTTGTGACACGCCTCATGGGCTTCACTCGGCCGCGGCCCAACGAATGCATTCAGCACCAGGATGTGCACATATCGGCGGTCGCGGTGGCCAAGGGAGACGACCTGGTGGTTGTAGGCGTCGCCCTTGAATGGCTTCAGGATGCGCCCTCGACGACGTCGCGAAACGCCGTTCTTCATCGTGACGATGCGATCGAGAGATCGGACCCGGCCGAGGTTGCTGACTTCGTAGCCGTCGATTATTGGACGCCATTCTTCACCGGGGGTAGCGTTCACTGCTAGCCCTCCTCTGCTGTACTCAGATGGGTGGGTCAGAGGCCGCAGAGTGTTGGTAGCACCTGCGGCCTCGTCAGTTATTGTACTGCCACGCAGCGACATCCCCATGCCGTCAGCCCAGACCAGGTCAATCACGCCATCACCTCATCCGATCCGCCATACGGTGGTGGCGGCTCCCGACCCGGAATCCGATCGAGGTACTTGATCTCGTTGATCTCGCCACGCACCTTCGACACGTTCACACCCGGGCAGTGCGACACCTCGTTGAGTAGTTCGTCGAACTTGAGCAGCATCTGGTCGACCTTGTAGCGGGTCAACTCGTTGTGCTGCTCGACCACCCACATCTGCCGCCGGGTACGAGAGTTGACCCGCGAGTAGATCTCCTCGGTCTCGGCGTCGTTCTTGTGCCGGTTCTGAAAGAAGTCGATGCTCTTGACGAGCACGCCGGAGCCGAGGCCCGCGACGATCGCGGTGAGGACGAACCCGAGCCAGCCGCCATCCATGTCAGCTCTCCCCGTCGTTGAGTAGGTGACCTCGCGACTCGCGCGGCATCCGGCGCAACAACTCGGTCGCCTTGATGCGCTCGCCGAGTTCGCGGTAGCGCAGCGGGCAGTAGATGAGGAACCCGATCGGCGTCCACGCTGTCGGCGTCCCCGGTACCCCGTAGGTAAGGATGTACGGGATGATGTAAAGCACCATCGCACCGAACAGCAGGATCAACCCCATGCGTTCGATGTAGGCGGCGCGCAACGTTTCCCGCATGATGCCGATGGCGATCACGATCATGCTCGTCGCGGCCAGCGTGAACGTCACATAGACAGGGTCGAACCAACTCGGAACGGTGGTGGCGACGCTGACCGGCGGACCTTTGATCGCCTGCGTCACGGCGCCGCAGAAGAACATCAGCGCCATGATGCGGTACAGCGGCCACGGGCCGGAGTCGACGCGGTGGCCGAATGTGCGGCCTCGGATGGTCACCACCGGATGCTCCTTGCCAGGACGAGGGTGTTCGCCGAGAACATCCCGAGGACGATGTACAGCCACACCGCCGACAGGCCGAACGATGTGGCGCTCTGCGCTGATTCGACGAAGAACGCGAGCGCGAGGAACAGGCACCAGGTGCACATCGCAGCGAGCCCGAACCGCAGTGGCCGCATCTGTTTGCGGTACAGCCCGTAGAGGATGCACAGGCTGAACAGGGCGAGCAGCCCGCACCACGACCGCGGCCAGAACGGGATGATCCGTGCCGTGTCGTAGGCGGGGCTGCCACCCCACAGCGCTGGGCCGAACAGCATGGCGAGCGCACCGTAACCGAGGCCGAACACCCCGCAGATGATCGCGCTGCCACGTGCGTGGGCGAGGAGCCGGCGTAGCGTCTCCCGTTCCGGCATCAGCTCTTGAACTGGTCGCCGAGGTCGTCGACGATCGGTCCTGCTTCACCGCCGAACGTGTCGATGGCGTCACCGATCTTCGGGCCGTTGGCGGTCAGCCACACTGCCGCCACGGTCGCGTAGCCGACGGCTGTCGAGATCCAGATCGCGCCCTGAGCGGGGATGACGTCGTCGGGCACCGACGCGAGGATCGCGGTCACCAGCGTGAGGGTGGCGGTGATGAGCGCGGCAATCGCCTTGGCGTTGTGCGAGATCTTCTGTCCGATGGTCATTTCTGTTCCTCCATGGTGTCGCGGGTACCGGGTACTCCGCTCTTGGCAGCCTCGGCGGCCACCAGGTCATACAGGGTGCGGTTGCCGCCCTGTTCGAAACCGCCGTACTCGCCGGCGTCACGGCCGCCGGTCAACTGCTGGCGGATGTCTTTCACGTCCGAACCGATCGGACCCACGTACACCTTGAGGCACTTGTAGATGAGGGCCTCAACCTCTGCCATGGTCGCCATAGCGAGCCAGTCCTTTCCTCCGTTGTAGATGGATATGGCCCTCGAAATGAGTTCATCCCAAGGGAAGTTCGGACCGGGATCGGTGTGTCCACCACCCCAGGATCCGAAGTCTCGATGACCGCACACGCCGGGTGTGGTCGGGAACTTACCGCCGACGTACCGGATCGGGATGTCGCGGACGGCACAACGCCACGCGACCAGCGCCGCCGTGCGGGTCAACTGCAGATCCTCGTTTTTGCCGTCGGATGCGTCCGGCGACAACCATTTGCCACGCGACCACGACGCGAACGAACCGGCCATGAGGATGTGATCACCGCGAGTGTTGGCGTTGGTCGCCGACCACGGATTCTGGTCCCATGGCACAACGAGAACGGTCTCGCGGTCGTCGCAGACTGCGTTGTAGGACACCTGCGCTGCCGGTCGACACAGGTAGTTGACGATCGACGCTGCTGTCCCCGATCCCTCCTGGGTGTGGATGACGATCCAGTCGACATCGCGGCCGCCGGAGTGACGGTTCGGGGAAATCTGCGTTCGGGTGATGGGGTTGGGTATTGCTGCCACGGGGGCCTCCTGTTTGGCAGAGACAACGGGTGTGTTGCCGGGGTATCCGCGTCCGGCAAGCCATTTCGCGGGGTCGATGCGGGTGCCGCCGTACCCGTACTCCCAGACGGTGATGTGCAGATGTGGGCCAGACGACTGGCCATTGGATCCGACGTAGCCCATCAGCTGACCGGCCTTCACCTTCGACCCGACTTTCAGGTCGGTCGCGAATGCGTCCCACATGTGCCCGTACTCGACACACCCCGACCCCTCGGCGTCGCTGGAGTCGATGACGATCCACTGCCCATAGCCTGACGCGGCGCCGATGTACTGCACGGTGCCGGCCTGGCAGGCGTAGAACGGGGTGCCATCCTTCGCGGCGAAGTCCAGGCCGTAGTGGAAGCCACCCGAACGCGGGCCAAAGCCTGAGCTGATTGAGTAGGCGCCCTTCTTCATGGGGTAGAGACGTGTCGCCATCGGAGTCTCCTATGTGCTGTTAGCGAAGCCGTTGAGTAGTGCGCCCGCGCGACCGAGGCCGCCGAGCAGTCGATCCCACGGACCCTTGAGCCGCATGTCATCGCCGAACGTCGCCGACATCACCAACCGCTGCCCGGGCTGGTCGGCGATCGTCACCTTGGACGCGAACTGCTCCACGGTGTTGCCGCGATCCCAGAACGTGACGATGTCGCCACACTGGAACCGGCGCGCAGTGCCGTCGTCGGCGCCGAACGTGATGCCGCGGCCAGTCGGGCCGTACGAGATCGTGTTGATCGTCAACTGCTCCGACCCGCCGTGATCCTTCAGGTACTTCTTGCCCGTCGAATACGCGTCCACCGAATACGCGGCCGTGTTGTCGGCGAACCCCTCCGCGAACGCATCATCCGAACCGATGTCGTCCTCGAGGTCCTGATCCCAGAACCGCTGGTAGGCGAAGAAGATGTCGTCGAACAGGTCACCAACACCGATAGACAGGCCCGCAACACCCGCGGCGCCGGGGATGGTGGCGATGGCGGCGATGATCGCGGCGATCGCAAGGTTGGCGCCGATCTCGATGAGCTCGTTGACCATCGACGGGCTCTTGCCGCCGACGATCGCGTCGGTGGCGTCGGCGTGTTCTTCGCCGTAGTCGTAGGTGTCGATCTGGGTGCCATCGGTGCGGAACTGCACCTGCCGGCGATCCCGCTTCTCCGCCGTGTCGAAAACGTAGGACGCCCGGTCGGCCTCGAGCGAGAACAGACCATCGTTGACCGGGTCCAACAGTTGGCCGAGGTCGAGGAAGTGATCGGACGAGAAGTCGATGATGGACTGCAGCGACGCGAGGCTGTCGGTGTTGAACACCTGCGGCGATGTACCGTGGCCGTCCCAGAAGTCGACCGACACACCCATCTCCAGCAGATCCACCGTCTGCGTGAACGCCTCATCGCCCGGGGTGAACCGGCACTGCAGGCCGGTGATGTCCTCGGTCGCGTCGAAGATCAGGTCGAGCAGATCGTCGAGGCTGTTGATGGCCGAGATGTTCGGCTGCGTCCACGACGACGGCCAATGGATCGGCAGCGAGCAGTAGAACGGCCGGTCGAGGCGGGTGAAGTTCTTCGCCAGGAAGTATTTGAACACCGGATCGGGCGGCCCAAACATCATGTCCTGCTTGCCCGTCAACCCGATCTGCACCTCTGGCGGGAACAGAGGGTTCACCCAGAACAACACCCGGCACAGCCAGTACTTGTAGTCGACACACTCGTAGGTGACGAGCTCCTGCCCGGGCCGACCGGACATGCGGCGCTTCTTGATGCGGCCGGTGAACTCGATGCCGTTGTAGGTGGCGCGCACATGGTAGGCGCGGCGCTTGATGCCGGTCTCCTGGATGATCGCGTTCAGCGGATGATCCGGCTTCAACGAGAACACCAGCCCGCCGACCTCGAGCCCCCACGTGAAATCGATCGACGCCTCAAGGTAGGTGCCGACCGGCCGCCACCCGACGATCGAACCCTCGCCGCCGCCGATGCGTTTGCCGACCTGGATGTCGAACTGCTCGACCGGCCTGGTGTACGGATCGGCGTACCCGGGCGCGAACGGAGGCATCTAGACGGCCTGCCAGAACAGTTGCGGGATGACGACACGAATCGTGGTGGCTGACGACGTCCCGGATCCGGTGAAGGTGACCGGGATGCCGGTGGTGGCCTCAGGTGCGCGTTGGTGCCAGCGTTCCCCGATCCACGACAGATCCGTACCGGCCGAGTTGGTGATCGCCCAATAGTCCGGATCGGTTTGGATCGTCAACGTCTGTCCGGCACCGATCGTAAGGTTCGATCCGTTCGGCTGCTTGATGGTGATGTTCTCACCCAGCAGCCCGACCGTCGGATTCGTGATCGGCCCGGTGATCTCATACCACGGCCACGACTCCCAGTCGCCGAGATTGTCGACCGTGATGGTGTCGCCGTAGTCGAAGGTCTGATCGAACGGTGCGGTGCGCCACGGCGACTCATCCGACCGTAGTTGGATCGTCTCGCGCGTCCACCCGATGTTGTACACCTGGTTCACCGAGTAGGCGGGCATCGACGACATCACCGCCCGCACCATCTGGAAGCGGCCCGTCTCGGTGACCTCGAACTTGCCGACCTGCTTGCCGCGGCCCAACGACTTGCGCCACGCCGAATAGATTTGCACCGCCATGTCACCGGAGATCGGTTCGTCGTTGCGCAGCGGCCCGACATTCAGATCCAGGGTGATGACGTTGGGCAGTTCGGTGACGTCGATGTTCGTGACTCCGCGTTGACCGGCCCCGGCGATGTCGACGAACTCGGCCGGCGCACCCCCCAGGCCTTCGACGGACTTGAGTCGCAGCGCGCACTCCGGGTTGACGGTCATCCCGTCACCGAAGTTCCACTCGACGCCATCGTGGCCGGTGAACCGGCACATCGGCGGCAACAGGAGGCCCATCAGCGGCCAGTCCTCGTCAGCGACACATTCGCTCGTCGCGCCGAATCGTCACCCTGAATCACCACGACCTTGCCCTCCTTGACCGCCTGGAAGATCTTCTGCAGCCACTCGGTTTGCTCACGGACCGCGTTGGACACACCAGGGATGTCGTTAGCCGACGACGACACAGTCGGCGCGAGATCGCCGAGCGTCCAGTTCCCCGACTGCGCCATGCCGATGTACGGGCCGGCGACACTCGCGCCCATGAACCCGAGACCCGCACCCAACGCGAGCAGGTCATACAGGTTCTTCGGTGCGCTCGCATCGCGCGTGTCCGCGGTGTAGCCGCCGAACCCGCCCGCCTTGAACCCCGGCACCCCGAGGATGCGGCCCGTCTCCGCCCAGATCCGCAACGACCGAGCACGATTCGACGGTGCGTGCGGAATGTAGGACTCGCCACCGGATTCGGGTTCACCCCACAGCCGATAGTCACCCGGCCGCACCATCTCCGCCTGATGCCCATTGCGCACATCACCCAGCGCGAACCGCCGCATGTTCGGGGCGTTCGGTGTGAGCGTGACGGGGTCGCGGCCGTTCATCAGTGGGGTGGTGACGACCACCTGGTCCGGGGAGTCAATAGTCGGCGCACCATCGTCGGCCGGCGGCGAGGTCGATGGACTGGGTGTGCTCGGTGCACTCGTAGCGCCGTCGAGATGACCGCCGACGACGTACACCTGCTGCACGCCTGCGGGCGCACCCGACGGGGCGGCCGGGTCCATCGTGCCGACCGTCGGCGCCACCTGATCGAACAGGGTGGCCGCCTCGCCCTCACGCGACCGGATCTCCGTCATGTAGCCGCCGCGGCCATTCGCCACAGCAGACTGTGCCGACGACTCCCCCGGCCGCTGCTGCAGCCAGAAGATGTCCTCCCAGATGTCACCCGACCCGGGCGAGTTCTTCTTCTCGTCGAGCCGATCGTAGAAGCCGGTCACCTGAGTGTTCGGATCTCCGCGACCCGCATACGACGAGTCCTGCTGGAAGATGCCCATGTGCGCACCACCGCCACCGATCGCCGACGACGACAGATTCGACTCCTGCATCGACGTCGCCAGGATCGCCTTGATCTCGTCATCGGAGTAGCCACGTTTGCGGCCCTCCGAGATGATCTTGCGGGCGACGTCCTCGCGGGAGCTGTTCGGATTGAGCTGCACCTCTTGGATCTGCGGTGGTGCCGCAGCCGCCGACTGCCACTGCGCGCCGACGCGCGCGTTGAACCGGGTGTGCACGTGGTCCTGGTGGCCGGCATAGTCGCCGGCGAAATAGCTGCCGTCGGCATCCGGGGTGCGGCCGTGCCAGCCGATCTTCTGCCCGGTCTCCGGGTTCTGCCAGATGATCTGCTCGATCGATGGATCGGACGGCGCCGCGGCCAGCATCGCCTCGGCGAACGCCTGCATCTTGCCGACCGACCCTGACCAGTCGATACCGCGGTTCAACCCCTGCGGATTCGGCGCGTAGCCCGCCTCGTTGCGGTTCGATTCCTGATGTCCGGCATACGTGGATGGGGTGACGCCGTACTGGGTGCCCATCGCGTCGATCCAGTCCGGGAAGTCGGCCCCGCCGGAGCTTCCTGCCGGCAGCCCGTAACTCTCGATCCCGCCGTCCGCCATCTGCTTGAACAGCGAATACCCGAACCGGTCGGCCACCTCACGCAGGATCGACGTCGAACGCGAACGCTTCGACGACGCCAACGGAATGAACGCCTCACCCTGAGTCTCAGGCTCAGCCCACTGGATCAGGCCACCCCGCGGATCCGCGGATTGGATGACCGCCTGATCCGGCAACTTCCCACCCGCATACGACGGGATACGAACCGACCCGTCAGCCTGCTGATTGAACGCGTCGATCACCCGGTAGTAGTAGGCGGTCTGGTCTTCCTTCGTGCGGATGTTGATCCACTTCTCGCCAGGCTTCTGCAGCTGGGCGATCTTCGCCTCAGCGTCAACGGTGTTCGCCTCCACCCGCACCGAACCATCCGGCAACGTGGTGACGATGAACCCGAGATCCTCGAGCCTCTGCTTCGCCTCCGGGCTGTTGTCGTTGATGATGACGGTCTTGTCATCGGGGATGTTGACGACCGAATCCCGCAGCAGCTGCATACCCTCAGCCGACTGCCGCGCCCGGTCGCCGGCCTCACCGATGCGATCGCGCGCGTTCGCCATGCCAGGAACGAGAGTGTCGGCGATGAAGTTCGCAGCACTGTGCGCCGACTCCCCCATGTTGGCCAGGCCGTCACCCATCTCGCGCGCCTTGTGGCCGGCCTCCTCCAGATCACGGCCGATGCCACCCAGGCCCGGGATGTGCGACAGCATCCCCCCGATCAGCGACATGCCGGACCCGATCGACTCGACCATCGTGCCGACCATGTCGGCGATACCACCGGTGGTGGTCCCCCACACGTGCAGGAACCCCGCGGCCGTGTTGCCCATCGCGATACCGAAATCGAGGGCAGCCTCGACGATGTCGGCGAAGAATGATGCGATCTGATCCTTGTTCCCGGCGATCCCGTTCGCGATGTCGGCAATCGCGGGACCGAACGCCTGCGCCATTGTCTTCTTGATGTCGCCGGTCGCCTCCTCGACAGTGCGGCGCATCGATTCCCACGACACCGCAGCGTTGTCGTTCATCACGCGAGCGGACTCGTCCGCGGCGCCAGCAACCTGCCCGAAGTCGTTGACCGCCTTTGATGGGTCCCATTGGGCGAACGCACCGATGAAGTCGCCGGCCGTATCACCTAGCAGCGCCATCGCCGCCTGGTTCCGCTTCACCGGATCCTCGATGGACCGGATCTTGTCGAAAGCCTGGTCGAACGCCTCCTCGGCGGCCGGACCACCCTCCTTGAACGCGTCGTACATCTGCTGGCCGTTGAGCCCGATGTCGTTGAGCGCGGCCACGATCGTGTCGCCCTCTTCGGTGACACGACGCCCGAACTCGCGGATCGCATCAGCACCGCGGTCGGTGTTGTCGACACCCATGGACATGGACTGATCGATCAGAGCGAGCGCCGTCTGCGCCGACAGCCCCGAGTTCTTCCAACCCGTCGAATACTCCGACAGCGAATCGATCAGGTCATCCTGCCGGTTCAGCCCCTTCTGGCCAGCGGCCGTGATGAGGTCGAACGCCTCCTGCCCGTTCGCGGCCAACCCGGACGCGATGAGCGCGTTCACGCCACGCATCGACTCGCGGGTGTCAGTACCCAGGACGGTGTTGAGCGCCTCGGCCTTGCCGATCAGCGCCTCCATCTCCTCCTGCGAGGTGGACGTGTCGATCTGGTCGAAATCCATCAGCGCGCGCAGCGTTTCCATGTTGCCCTGCACCGAATCGCCCCACGCATCCATGTAGGCGTTCGACGCGGCACGGCCGATCCGGTCCGCGGTCGCCTCATCGATCCCCAACTGCGCTTGGATGGTGTCTTGCATCTGCTCGCGAGCCATACCGTCGGCGATCGACTTCGCCAACAGCGCGCCCGCCGCCAACCCGACGACGGCGACACCGGCGATCGCGGCACCGATCGGGCCGCCCTTGCTGCCGATGCTCGCGACCTTCGGCGCGAACCCCGCCATGAACCCGCCACCGAAGTCGCCGCCCGCCGACGACCCCTTCTCGCCGAGCGCGCCCAACTTGCCCATGAACCCGTCCAACTTGGACCCGTCCGGCATGGCGTTGTCGATCTCATTGCCCGCGCGCCGCATCTCCTGTGCCGCGCGCTGGGCAGCATTCGCGGCCTGCTTCTGCTTCACCGTGTACTGGTCGGCCGCACGCTCAGCGGCCTTGTGGGCGCGCTCAATCTCCTTGTTCGCGTCACTCAACCGCTTCGACGAGCGCACCGCCTGATCAGACTCGGTGCCGTACTTCTTCACCGCGTCGGCGTGCCGGTCGGCCGCCAACTTCGCGCGCTCGGTCGCGTCAGTCAGCTTCTGCGCCGCAGTCCGCGACGCCGAGCCTGCCTTGTCGACCTCGGTGCGGACACGCTCATAAGCAGCGGCTGACTTGAGCGCACCTTGGCGAACCTTCTCCGCAGAGTCATCGGCAGCCTTACCCATCTGGTCGAGGCCCTGCTTCGACTGCCGCAACCGGTCATCGAAGTCATCGCCCCGGATCGACAGGTCGACGTAGAGATCGGCGACCTTATCCGCCATGCGCAGCACTCATCGCATCGCGGGCGGCCTGCTCATTGCGCGCCTTCTCTGCCTCATCGGCAAGCTGATCCATCAGCTTCACCACATCGAGCCGTTCGGTGATGTGCGCGAACTGCCAATGCGCGCGACCCAACTCAGGACCCTGCGGCCCCGAACAGAAATGCAGCAACGCCGTCCGCCCCGCGTGCGCCACATACGGTGCCGGCAACTCGTGCGCCACCATCTCCGCATACGCCGATCCGAGAATCTTCACACACTCACGCCACTCGAGGTCCGGGCCGAACTCGGAGGCCTTCGACGACCAGATGAGCGGACGCAAACGGTCAGCCTCACCAATCGACGGCGCCGGCACCTGATAGATCACGCCATCGATCGGCAGATACAAGTTCGGGTCGAAATGCTGGGCCAGGTCATCCAGTCTCGTCGCCATCATCCACCTGCTTTCGTGACGCGATGATCCGCGACGACAGAGAGTCGCGGTCACCGAGAATGCGGGACAACCGAATCGCAAACCATCGCCACGACCGCGCCCGCAACAACTCCGGGGTCAAGTCGTGGTGACAGAACAGTTCGAAATCCATTTCGATCGCATCCCAGGCTTCGAAAATGTCGAGCCAGGACGCCTTTGGGGTGCGCTCCTCGAACGGCACATACCCGGGTTGGGCGGCGGGACAGCACTCCATCGGATAGGCCCACACTCGCAGGCCCTTATCCGGCATGTACGGTCCGCCGCCAGGGTCGTAGTCGTTGATCGTGCCAGGAGGGTCAACCGCATCATCCGGTGCGACACCATAGATGGACGGCTCCCGCCTTACCGGAGGATCGTCCGGCTTGCGCGGGTCGCGGAACTGCCAGACAGCCAGCGCAGCATCGGCGGTGTCGAGGTACTTCGCGATCGCGGTGCGGCCGGCGTGTAGGGCAGATAGTTCGGGAATCCCGGCCACCTGCATCTCATCCCAGGTGTCGCCGAGGACCGCGCGGATACTGTCACGCTCGGTCGCGTCGTTGACCTTCTGCCCCGCCAGCTCGCGGTGCAGAGAGAGGATCGTCAGCGCCGACGGCGACTCGACCCGGAACTCGCGCCCACCGATCGTGAACGCGAGCCCGGAATCGAGCCACTCATCGAACTGGTCGGACACCTTACGGCGTGCCGGTTCCGACGATCACATCGCAGGTTGCCGGCGACACACCGGCCAGGGTTGCGGTGATCGTCGCGACGCCGTTGGCGACACCCGACACCAACCCGGTCGCCGACACTGTCGCCGCGGCCTCGTCGTCCGACGTCCACGCGACGTCGCCGGTGCGGATCGCGCCGGTGTTGTCTTTGACGATGAGCTGCATGACGCCATCCGCGGCGATCGTGGCATCCGACGGCGACACTGTGATGCTGGTCGCGGTCTCGACGTCGGTCGGCTTGGGAGGCTTGGTGTAGGCCTGGTAGCCGGTCAGGGTGACGGTCGCGCCGAAGAGGGATGCCTTGTCGCCCTGAGCGTTCTGGAACGACACACCCGCGCGGCCCTGATACGAATCCAGGTGGTCATCGGTGCGCCAGAACCGGACGTGCACGAACTCGTCGGCGCCGAGTTCACCCTGCCGACTGCGCAGGATCTCGACGCCCGGATCGGGCACGCCGTCTTCGAGTTTGCGCTGCAGTGTCAACTCCAGCGACCACGACGCTTCCGTCGCGATGTTGCCGGTGTAGTTGCCGCCGTGCATGTCGCCGCCGTCCTGGCGCTGCTTTTCGCCCATGTTGGCGTTGACGCCAGTGAGGCCCTGGACGAACGTCCACGGGTCACTCGAGGACAGCCGCACCTGGACCGCCCAGTTCCGCGTGAGGGTGGCGTCCATGCTCGAGGTGTCCGGATGGTTGAGAACAGCCATCATTCACTCCTTGGGTTGAGGGTTATCCGGTAGTCGTCGGCACGCACACAACGGCCGTTCGAGTCCTCGAAGGACTGCGCCCGCACGACCCGGCGGACATCTAGGACCCGGACGCCGCCGGGCCACACTTCTTTGCGCACCACATGATCAGGAACATGCAGCGCCCCGTACACGTCGTCAGCCCAACTGTCGGCATCCTTGACGGCGCCGACCGCGGTCCGAAACCGCAGCCGCACATCAATGTCCGGGTTGTATGGGTCACGCTCACGGTTGTCGCGCGTCACAACCGCCGACACACACGTATCCGGGTCCGGCGGCAACAGGCCGTCAACGAACGCCGGTCGATCCAGATCGGCCTCCACATACACCGAATCCGGCGTGTACACGACCAGGCTGAGGTCAGAGAGGTGCCGCCCCAGGGCGTCGACCACCTCGGAGCTCGACGTCGGCGACATCAGCCGCCCAACCTCGCGCGGACCTCGTCGGCCACAATCTGCTCCATCTGCGGACCGATCTCATCGGCCGCATTGCGCAGATAGAACCGCTCACCGTTCGGATGCTCGTAGTCCAGGTAGTGCTGCTTTACCGCATACGGTGCGGTGAACTCCACCCGCACCGCGCCATCATCCAACTCGGACAGCACACCCGAATCCTTGAGCTCACCCGACAATGTCGGCGCCCGATCGCGCGCATCCTCGAGCAACTTGTGGCCCGCCCGACGCGCCGCATCAGCCCGAGCAGCATCCAGATTCGGCCAATTCTCGTTCACCACAGGCATCAGGCACCAACCGGGCAAGTGCAGCAGTATGTGCAGCGACACGGGGGTCTCATAACCCCACCTCCGCCAGTCGGCGGCGTTATAGGACCGCCAGTCGCGAACCTCGACTTTGCGAAGTCTCCGCCAGGGCGGTATCCGCCCGAGCGTGGAGCAATCCATTTCGCGCGCTTTCGCTTCGACATCAGGCACCCCCGCCCAACTTGACCTCATAGAACCGCGGAATCCCCGGCACCCGAGTGTCATGCAGCTCCGCCACAATCACCTCGACCGGACGCCGCGACGGATCAAGCTCGACCGGCAACGTCACCCGCGACCCCGTCGGAATCGGCTCGGTATCAGCCGACATCTGACACGCCGCCGACGACGTCACCGTCGACCCGTCATCCGCCGTCACCACCTCGGCAGTCATGCGGATCTTCGCCATGATCTGCACAGGCTCAGCGAACAGAACACCCCGGCCGGTCTGACCGACCCGACGCTCCACCGACAGCGGCCAGGTGAAGAAGCGCGCCAGCGGGTCTCGCCTAGCCACCGCGGCACCTGCAGCATCGGTGGCAGCAGTGACCCGGCATCGAAACCCCAGCGCTGCCAGGTGGCGGCTTGCGGCTTGTCGCCGTCTTGGTGCCGAACTCTCCACCCGGACGGTAGCCACCAGAGCGGGGTGCGATCCACCCGCCAAGTCGACGCCGACTCACAACCGGTACCGGCCAATCGCGTGGGCGTACGAATCCATGCCACGCAGCAGGCCTGTCGCTTCGGCCGAGTAGGTGATCGCAGCGCCATCCAACTGCGCCGTCTTCACCGACCCGAACGCTGCAGCATCCACACGCTCATCCAGCATGTGCTGCGCGACCGCCAAAATCTCCGGCGGCGTGGACTCGAAGCCGTGAGTCAGAGTGACCTTCACCTTGCGATACCCGACCGGCCAACCCTGGCGGCGCCACAACTGGCCAATCGTCCGCCACTCGTAGTCGTCGATCGGGTTGTCGTCGGCGTCGGTCACCGCAGACACATCGGTGACGAGCAGCGACGGGATCGTGAGCACGCGATGCCCGAGTTGGTCGAGCGTCAACGTCTCGGTCGCTCTCGGCGCAATATGCCAGCCGCACCAGTTGCGGATCGCGTTGCCAATCGCTTCCAGGTCCGCATCGGTCACGTCAGTGCCGGTGGGGATCTGGCCGTTACCGACCAGCGATCCGTACGCCGAGAAGTCGATCACGCCGGGTCAGAACCGTCCGCGTTGTCGCCGAGAGCGACGCTGCCGTCGGTGGTGTCCTCGGTGGTCTTCTGGTCGCCGTCATTCTGCTTGGCGGCGCCACGTTTGCCTCGGCCGCGGGTGGACACCGACCGCTTCTCGCCGGGTGCCGCAGTGGCCGATTCGACCGGGGTCGGGTTGACCGCACCTTCGGCGCGCTGCGCAGCGAACTCGACAGTCTCGAACAGGTTCTCGCGTCCGACTACCACCGGGTCGGTCGAGTCGAACAGGTCGCCGGGGCGGACCACTCGCGGCGTCCCCTGCGCATCGCTGCAGGCAAAAGCCTCTCGTGCACGCAGTACTGGCATGGTTTCCTCGTTCCCTCGTTGGATGTGGCGGACACGTGATGGGCGGCCGAACCATGGCCGCCCATCACGTGTCCATCGATCAGGCGGTGGTTTCCACGTTCAGGACGCGGATGCCGCCGGGGTTCACCACGTCGGCGCCGGTGCGGTAGTACGCGTACCAACCGCGCTGACCGGTCGGACGCCGGTTCGACCCGAACAGGTGCGGAATGAACTCCACGGTCATGCCGATCCGGTCGGCGATGACGTAGTTCGACAGATCGCCGAAGATCAGCACGTAGTTGTCGGCCGATGCTGCGGGGTTGATCGTGTCGTCCATGTCCTCGGCCTCACCGACCGGCTTGCCGATCAGCTGGTCCGGGCGGTCGCCGCCGAGGTAGGTCCACAGCCCTGCGCCGCCAGCGGTGTCGAACTGCCGGATCTTGCTGTAGATCAGGTCGTTCGCCAACCACGACGCCGCAGTGCGGTAACGCGCCGGCAGCGCGCTACGCAGCGCGTAGACGTCGGCGAGTGCGAACGTCTCCGCGGTGGCCGCCGCCACGACCGAACCCGAGGCCGCGGCGAGCGCGGTGACGAGGCCGGTGGGCTGACCGCTGCCGGTGCCCGAGATGAACGCGGGCGCCTCGAGGTCGTCCTTGCCCTGCGCAAGCAACTTGGCGACCTCTGCGGTCACGTTCTGCTCGTCCTCGAGCGCCTCGATCGAGATCGGCACGAAGCCCTGCGCCTTGTGCACGTCGATCTCCGGCTGCCCGAACGTCGGGGCGTCGTCGGAGACCTCGGTGGCCTCACCGTCCCACGACCAGGACACCGCACCGGCGGACACACCGTGCCACTTGTCTCCGGTGGCGACGACCTGACGGGCGAAGCGCCGAATGTCGTTGCGGGAGCCGTCGGAGGTGATGATCACCGTCGGGTCGAGCTGGAACGGCACCAGGTAGCCGCCGTTGGCGTCGGTCAGCGACATTGCGCGAACCTCGTCCATTGCGCGGGCCTCGTCGGAGGTCAGCGAGTGCTGCTGGTTGCGGGCCATCTTCGACCATGCCCGCAGGTAGGCCGGAGACGACGTCAGCAGGCACTGACGGGCGAGTGTCGAGTTCTTGTCGTCGAAGTTCTCGACGATCTCGGTCGCGGCTTGACGGACGTTGTCGCTGGCGCCCTGCATCTTGGAGATGGCGTCGATCGCCCGCGCCCGGAACTCTCCGGCGACTTCGCCGGCGCTGCGGCCGAAGGTGCGGACGTCGGACAGGTCCCACGGGTTGCGGAACCGGCAGTCCTCGATGCTGTCGGGCTCGAGGATGGCGTCGCGGTCGTAGTCGTCGCGCGATCCCTGCGAGTTGCTGCCACGCTCGACGCGCAGCCGCGACCGCGACGGGACCTGAGCGGCGGCCGAACGCACCGAGGCGATCTCGGCGGCGCGCTCGAGGCGCTTGCGGTGGCCGTCCACCTCTTCGAACTCCGAGCGGCACTGGGCGAACTCGGCGTCTTCCTCGGGGGTGGGGTCGTCGAGCTCGGCGATCTCCTCCATGCGGGCGTGCAGCTCTTCGAGCCGCGAGATCGACTGCGAGTGCGTCAGGGTTGGGCCACCCGAACGAGTGTCGTCGCCGGTGTTGCCGTCGCCGTTGCCGTCGCCTCCGAGGACGGGCCAGATGGGGCCGCGCTTGGTCATGCCGAGCGCGCGAAGACCGGTCAGCGGGTGGACCGGCAGTTCGGTGGTGAACATGGTCAGATGCTCCCTTTCTTGTCGAGTGCAGTGAGCAACGTGTTCCGCTGATTGCGGAGCACGAGATCGAAGCGCGAATTGCGCTTTCGCGACGGGTGCTCACCTACCGGCGTGGTGGATCGCTGCGCGTCGTTCATGCGAGGCGACGCCTCGCTAGTGGACGAGTCGGGGCGCTCGACTACCTCGCGGGTGTCTCGCTGCGCGTCGTCATCCTGTTCGGCTGCGTCCGCGATGAACACAGCCTGGGCGAGCAGCTTCCGCTGCTCGGGGTCGTTGAGGCGGCCCAGATCGATCACCTGAGACCGCACTGCGACTGAGGTGTCGGCGTAGGCCGGCCACACGACCGGTCCCATCTCGGGCACCTTCAGTTCCTTGAGGGTGCGCACCGGCAGTTCTGCGTCGGGGACGTCTTCGAACCAGGTGGTGCGCAATACCTGCATCAGTTCGTCTTCGTCGCGGATCTGCCTGCCGGCGGCGGTATGCCACTGTTCGCGGACCACGGAGAACCGGAACGACATGCCGTCGATCGCTTCGGCGGCCATCGCGTCCCGGACGGGCTGCATCAGCCAGTTGTCGAAGATCCGGGCGATGACATGCGCGCCGCCTTCGGGTGCGAGTTCGGGGTCGACCTCTTCGGCGATCCGCTCCAGTTTCGCGATCGGAATCGAGCCGATCATCGGGTGGCGGCCGTGGTCGAACTGGATCCGCGGTGGTGTCTCACGGAACGACCGCTTCATCGAACCGGGGGCGATCTTCTCCCGGAACTTGCCTTCCCAGGAGTCGATGATCGTTTCGCGGTTGAACACCGCGCCATACCCGTCGAGAGTGAGGCCGTCGTTCTGGTCACCACCCTCGTCGTCGCTGCGGAGCGTGAACGGAGCCTCCCGCAGGACACTCTCGAGCGGCGGGCGCTGAGCCCTACGCGTCTTCGTTGTCGTCACCCGATTCCTCCTCGTCGTCCTCGGTCGGGTCCGGCGCGGCGCCGGGTGTCGTTGTCGGCTGGTCCTCGGCCCCCGGCTTCTGCAGCTGCACGCTGTACAGGCCGGTGTGCTCCAGAAGTCGGAAGTCATCAGACCGGACAGCCGACACCACCGACTCGGGCGTGTATCCGGCCGCGATCAGCGACGAGATCGTGGTGGCGCGAGTCTGCTGAATCTCCGCAGCATCCTTCTCGTCCTCACGCAAAAACGGGACGTCGTCGGCGTCATACCAGAGGCGGTAGTCATTTCGCGCGCTCGGCCGGTCGACCAAGTTCTCAATCGATCCTGCGAGGTTCTGCCACAGCGGGTGCGCCGTGCCATCCGCCAGCCGACGCCGCGCCTGGCCGTAGTTGCTGTAGGTGGCGGCCGCGAGCCCTTCAGACAGTCCAACAATCACCGGTGGGACACCGGCGGCCGCTGCGATGCGGGTCTCCCCACCGCCGCGAACATCCTTGAAGTCAATATCCTTCAGGTTCGTGCCGACCGCAGTTACATCAGCACCCGGGTAAAGGTGCAACGTCTTGTACGCATTGTCGACCCCGGAATGCTGATCGCGCATCATCTCCGAGAACCGGGCGACCTTCTCCATGCTGGCCGCGATGTCATGCTTGACCACCAGATTGGGGGTCGCCCCATTGTCGAAGAACTTCCGCTGATGCTTCGACATCGCCTGATCGGCCTGCACTTCGCGCAAGATTGGTGTCAGCCACGACATCCCGCGGTAGGTCGCGAGTGGATCCGGGATTGGCGCGAAGTGTGCAACTTCATCAGCGAGCAGCCCGACCGAGTCTTTTCCGGACGCGCCGCCGTCCGGGGTGTATACGTACCCCAGTTTTCGCCAGCCGACTTGCCCTCGTCCGTCAGGCAACACCCGAGGCTCGACCACGACATCAACCCAGTCCGGCCGCAGCCGCACAAGTTCGCCGCCGACCTTCATCCAGTACGAGTTCCCTGCGAGGTCAGCGTCCTGGATCATCCGCGACAGCATGTCCTGCGTCGTTCCACCCATCCATGGGCGCTCTAGGATTCCTAGGCTACGACTCCCGAATGTGTTCGACGGCTTCCCGTCGCGCAAGTTCTGCCACCGGAACCGCACCGACGAGAACACGAGCTGCCGGACCAACATGCACGCGAACACCGGGCCGTTGGCCGCATACGCGCCCTGGGCGAGGCCAACGAAATTGTTCGCCGCCCGCTCAGTCGTCTGCCCTGCCAGCGTCTGCTGGATGCCGCCCACCCCATAGCCGAGACCGTTATAGGAGAACGAGTTGAGCATTTCGGCGTAGTCGTCGACAGTCAGCGCCCCAGTGCGCCGCTCCGGCGCAGCCACTCCCCCGCGAATGCGATCGATCAGCTTCACTCGCCGCTACCGCTCAACGGATCGTAGAACAGCACCGCGCCGACCAGACTCAGCCCGCCGGCCGCCAGAAGCGCAACGCCACCACCCCACAGGACGACCGCGCCAGCAACCACCGACAACGCGCCGACAGAAGCCAGGGCGGTACTCACTCGCGTCATTCCCAGAACCCCCAAACCTCTGTCTCTTTCGGCTCACCGTTCGCGACGAGCCCGTGCAGCGCCAACGTCGCAGCGACGAGTTGGGTGATGTCGCTACCCTTGTCTTTCCGGTCCCACGCCCACGCGTCGGCGAGCTCTCGCCGCTTCGCCGATACCGCAGCACGCGCCAGCGGCATCGAACCGGTGTGTCTAATCTGACCCTCAACAACCCGGTCATAGAAGGCGCCGCACGCCCGCGCCATATCGGTCGCGTTGGTGATCGTCAGGTCAATTCCGGCGGCTTCCAGTTCTGGAATCAACGACCCTGCCGCCGACCGCCCATCAAGTACGACCGCACACGGCGACCACTTCTCCACCAGATCGGCCAGACGGCCGGGTATCCACGCCGTGCCCGGTAACGAGTCAGACTTGCCGTCCGCGGCCGCCGGCACCACACCGACATGAATCCGACCATCCTCGCGATACCCCGCGACCCCGATCGCGGCCACCGACCGCGGCATATTCACGTACACCGCGAACGCCACCGGGTCGACCGGAACCGACTCCGCGTCGGCGAGCGCAGCCCACTGTTCCGAACCGATCACCCCACCGCCGCGGGTTGGCCAGATCCCCATCGCCTCCCGACGCCACGCATCCTCGTCAGGCAGGTTCTCCCGCATTCGCAACATCGCCTCAAGCGGCGTCCGATGCGGATACGACGGATTCATCACGTGCCACTGCGACCGGTCGTCGACCTCGGCATCCGGATCTGCCGAGAACTCGCAGTAGAACTGGTCAGTTGTCTTCCCCGCGATCGCCTTCTCGCGCTTGACGGTGAATGCCTCACCATCGTCGGTCGGTCGCGGCGGCGTCCCGATGAAGAACAGCAGCGCACCATGCGGGTGCCGCGACGCGTTCGCCGACGGCACCATGTCCTCCAGCGCCTTCAATCCGAGGATCTGCGCCTCGTCGAACACGATGAAGTCGATCTTGTCCATGCCGCGGCCGAACCCCTGCTCGCGGGCACCGAACATGATGATCGATCCATTCGCGAACCGGATCTCCTGCTCACCATTCGCGGTCCGGATCGGCGAGCCGACGCCACTGTGGTCCAGATGCGGCCAGATCTTCTTGCTCCGGACCATGCCCTGCATCGACCGGAATGTGTTCGTCGTTGTCCGGTTGTGGTGCGACGTCCAGATACAACGCGTGCCCGGGAACTCCAGACACAATCCGATCAGCAGATTGCCGACTGTGAACGTCTTGCCGACCTGCCGGGGCCACGAGTCCACGACGCCACCGACGGTCGCCGCATACTTCCCGCTGTCCCGGCAGCCGAGCGCCGCCATCCCGAACCCCTGCTGCCAGCGATCGAACTCGACGCCGACAGTGGACAATCGCCGATACACCCGAGGGAACACCGACGTGGTGACCCCGTCGGGAATCACCAGGTGCCGCGAAACCTCAGAGAGCTTCCGCGTCGAAGACGTCGTCGCCGTCGCTGACAATGTTCTTCCTGGCCTCGTCCGCCTCGCGCTCTTCCTTCTCGCGAGCGTCGATCGACTCGATCTCCTTCGCGATGTCCTGCAGTCGCCGCGACAACGATGCGAGGTCTCTGGGCGGACAGTCCGGATTGGTCACCGCGGTCGCGATCCGATCCCGCATCGCTACGAGCAGATCGCGCTGGCTACCTGATTTCGCTGCCGCCGCGACATTCTTCGGCTTCGCCGGCTTGCGCGGAGCCTTCTCGTTCGGAGAGACCGCGCGCAGACCCTTACGAGCTGGCATAGCAATCACCTCCGAAAACTGTTGTGAGACTGTCGATTACGTGACTATGGGTGCGGTTGGTGGTGGAAAACGCCGGAGAGAGAGATCGACTGCCCCTGGCCGAGTCAGGGTCCCCACCAGGTCTCGCGGGCACCCCACCCCCCTACCAGGCTCGGCTGGTGTCGGCGGCGTTGTTGCGGTTGCGGCTGGGGGCTCCGCGGTTGCATTTGACGTGCTCGGGGCCGTTGTACTTGGTGCGGTCGATGTCGTCGTGTCCGAGGTCCCAGGGGCCTTCGGGGTCGATGGGTTGGTCGCATCGCCAGCAGGTTGCTTGTCCGGAGCGGACGAGCGGTTCGTAGCGTTTGCGCATTCGCTGGTGTTGGGCGTCGTAGCCGCGTTGGGCGGTGGTCGGCGGTCGGGCGATGGACTGCTTGCGTTGCGGCTTCGGTTTCGGTGGCTCTGGTTTGTTCTGCTGCTGGTACCACTGGTCGGCGACCTGTTGCATCTGCCATGGTCGTTCGGTCTTGATCCGGTCGGCGATGATGTCGCGGCCTGGGTCGATGGTGATGATGCGGGCGCCGAGGCTGCGGTATCGGGTGAGCGTGGATGCGCCTGGGGTCGAGTGAATCAGGTAGACGTCGTGGCTGTCGGCGAGTGGTAGTGCTGTGTCTATCGCTGCTCGTCGTGCTGCTCGGGTGATGGTCTTGATGTGGTCGGGGTGGCTGTGTCCGTTGCCGTCGTCGGTGGTGAGTGCGACGGCAATGCGGTCGTAGTCGATGACGATGTCGCCATGCTCGGCGTGTTCGCGGACCCAGGTGGATTTGCCGGCGGCTGGTGGTCCGGTGATCACGTACAGCATTCGACCTACTCGTCAGAGGCTGATGTGCAGATCAGCCTGGCATTCCCGTTGCACGGGGTTGTCTGGCCGTGGGTGCCAGTCGTCGCCCATGATGCTGGCGAAGATCGATGTGGCGCGCTGTATCTGGATGGCCAACAGTCCGCGTTTGGTCTCGCGCTTCTGGTTGGCTTTGATCCGTTCGACTGCGGGGAGCAGTTCGGATTCGAAGCGGCGCTGTTGTTCGACGGTGAGTCCGTCGTGTGCTGCGGCTTGGATGCGCAGGCCGAGCATGAACATCTGCTTCTGGTAGCCGTTGCCCATCTTGTCGAGTGCTGCTCGGCGTTGGGTTGGGGTGAGCTTCATCGCTTCGGGTGCTTGACGCCGATGGTGGTGGTGACCTTGGACAGCATCTGTTTTCCGGGATCGTAGCTGCCGACGACGACATCTTCGGGGTGCGCATCGTCGGCGCTGGCGGTTCGCAGGAATGTCAGCTCGATGGACCCCGCGGTGATCCGTGTCTCGACGAGCCGGTCGTGGACCGGGATGCCGAGGCTTGAGAGTGCTTCGCGTACCGCCTCGATGGATACCTGGTCGGGGATGGATGGGATCTGCATCAGTTGTCCTCGAGGCTGCGGCGTTTGATGTCGGCGCTGCTGGTGATGACGGGTTCGGGTCCGAGGTTGGGGCGTGGCCTCATCCGTTGGGGTTTCCAGTTGGTGAGGTTGCCTGTCTCGGTGTTCTTCCCGACGAGGTTGGCGAGCAGGCCGAATGCTTTCGTCGCGGTGAGGCCGGCGTCGATGTTGGCTTGGATCTGTTCGTCGATGTCGGTGCTGTCGAAGATGGTGTCGTCGACTTGGCCGAGGGCGACGAATCCGACGGCGTCCTCATCGTTGGTCCAGAGGATGCCGGGGCATGGGGTCATGACGACGGCCCAACGTCCGGGTCCGGTGCGGGTGCTGGTGGATTCGGGGTCGGTGTGGGCGATGAACTCAGGCATTGTCCGCGATCTCACGGATGGTCGCCGACGCCTCTTCTGTGGCGCGCTGGATCTCTTTGAGTATGGCAATCGAACGTTTGCTGTGGTGGGCTGCCGGGATGATGTACGTGCAGAGGCATCCGGACTCATTGATGGCGGCAGCGCCGACAATGAGGTCCGATTCGCCGCCGATGACGATGCCGCCCTTCGCAAACTCAGGCACGGCGACCCTTCGCCCGTTCGTGGATGCGGACGATCGGGTAGATCGCGCGGAACAGGAACCAGCCGAGCATGGCGATCACCTCCCAACGACAAACGCTACCGGTGACGTGGTCACTGGTAGCGCAAGCGCAGCGTACCACGGAGGGTATGCCGCTGCAGGTCAGTCGCTTACCGTGGGCGCGTCCCGGTGGGCGGCAACGATCTCACCGAAGCGATACAACTTCGTGCCATCCGCGGTCGTGGTGACCGGCCGGACGCGGGCCTGCTTGACGAGACGGCGCAGGCGGCCACGTGTGAGGTCGAGTTCGCCCACGCGGCGCGCCACAACCTCAACCGTCGACAGGGACACGCGCGCATCCTCGGCTTTCGAGCGGTCCTCGGCAGCCAGTGGCGCAGGGGTGTTGCCGAACGACAGGGCTCTCTCGCACCGGTCGATCAGCGTGCACACGTCGTGGAATGACTCGGCACCCGACTCGATGAGCTGTAGACCGAAGCGGTTTCGGTGCAGCCATTTGCCCATGCCGGAGATGCTGTCGCCACCGCCGTAGTCGATGGCGCGTTGTTCGCACAAGTCGCGGATGACGGCCCAGAGCGTACTGCGCATGTCGTCGATGAGCGATTGCACTTCGAGTGAGTACGGCGGCCGGGAGCGCGGCACGGATCGGCGTGTGGGTGTTCCTCGGCGGCCTCCGGTAACGGCAACCGCGAGCTCTACCTCGATGCCGGGGAGTTTGGCGAGTTGGTTGGCGAGGTGGTCGATTTCGGCGCGAGTGAGGTATCTCGGGTCGTCACTCATGCTGCGGTGGCCTTTCGGTGTGCGGTGAAGCATTCAGGGCTGCAGAGGGCGCGGAATGTGGGGTGTGCGAGTCGTTCCCAGCCGACGTCGAACGGGAGACTGCAGTGGCGGCACGTCGCAACACACATTTGCGCATGGTTTGTGCCTGCGATCTGGCGGTGGTGCTGATCGCGGTGGTGTGGGTATTCGGCGGCGGTCGCGAGGCTCGAGTTCGTCACTGGTGCTCCTCGATGGTGATTTCGATGCGCGGGTGCTGGCGGTCGAGTTCGATGGCGGTTGTCGATTTGTGGACGTGCCGCCAGTCGTCGTCTTCGATGGCTCCGGTCTTGACGAGTGTGTCGAGGATCGCTTTCTTCGTGAAGTCCAGAGCGTCGCTGTCGCGTCTTCTGGCGTCAGGGGCGTACCAGGTGACCGAAACGGCAATCGGGGCCGTCAGCGTTCGAATGCGGGCTCGCACGAGGGCACTGCGCACGAGCGACTCGGTCTCATGCTTGGCGCGGTGGGCGTGACGCCAATGCCGCGACCGCGCCTGGTTCGTCGTCAGCAGCGGCCGTTTCAGGTCCAGCACGATCGTGTGAGTCACGGCTGCACCCACTTCGCCAGGACGAGGCGGATTTCGCGCCAGGTGTCTCGGTACCAGGCGAGCAGGCCGCGGTCGATGGTCGGCATCAGGCGCTCACCTGCCGATCGTGCGAGCGGGACTCATACCCATAGCCGACGCCTCGTGCCTTGCAGTTTTCGCACCAGATGACACCCATGTCGTCGAGGCGGTCGCGCGGATCGCAACGCAGACAGGAGTCCCCATGGTGGGCCTGCTCCTCGATGTCGAACACGCTGAATCGATTGGACCGGGTCTCGTTGCACTCGCGGCAGAGGGTGCGGAGGTTGTCGACCGTATCGGCGCCTCCGGCCGACCACGGGATGATGTGGTCGATCTCCATCCGCCCGCCGTACCGCCAGCACAGTCGGCAGGTGAACTCGTCGCGCATCAGGACGGCGACACGGATCTCCTTCGGGATCGGTTCGCGGGGTTCGGTGAGGCTGGTCCGCACCACCGGGTATCGCTGCGGCGGTTGGGAATGGAACTCCATCAGCCGGTCGAACAGCTCAGAGAACTCGACAACTTCGCTCATATCAGTCCTACCCGTTGTGCATTGGTGTAGTAGTCGGGATCGGCGTTGCCCCACGGCATGGTCACCGAATGCTGCAGTTGAGTGGGCCACAGGCGCTCCTCACGCCCCCCGCGCCACGCCACCAGGTCAACCTTGTCGGGGTGTTGCTGGTTTTCGGTGCCCTGTGACGGTCGCAGGCCGAAGCCGAACTCGGGCCACCGCAGGAACAGTGATGATCCGGTGGGCCGGAGTGCGCGTTGCGCTCCCGGTGCACCGTGCGCCACATGAGCTTCGGCGACCAGCGCGAACTGGTACTTGACCCGCAACCGATCGATAGCGTCCGTGAGTTCCTTCGCCGCCTGCTCATCACGAGTGTCAAGCCGGTGTAGCCGGTACAACGGACCCATCGCCACAAACTTGGGTCTCGTCGCCGCAACAGCTTTCTCGATGCTGCGGACCGTGCGGGGGTCGTTGAGGGCGATGCCTTCGGGGCGGATGACGAATCGCACCATCTGCGCCCAGTCCGGCGGTTCGACCCCGAGGTTGGCGCACTGCTTGTCGATGATGGTGCGCAGCCTGCGGTAGCGGCGTGAGGTTTGCCGTTCCGAGTTCTCCGCATCAATCACCAACGTCTGGACCGGGTCGGCAACCTGCACACCCAGGAACGGGTGCAGGCCGGCGGCGACAGCCATCACCATCTGGGCAATTAGGAATGACTTGCCGGTTCCCTCAAACCCGGTGATGACCAGGCGGTCTGTGACCTCCAATAGTTCGGGGATGAGCCAGTTGTGGTGGTGTTCCTTCCCGAGGAGGTCAGTGAGGCTCATCGGGAGGTCCTCTGCGGTGGAGATGGCGGACGTTTTCAGTCCGCCGAGTTCGTCAATGGCTTGTTCCACACCGGTTTCGAGGATGCTTGTGTCGTCGAGTCGCAACGATTCGGTGACCATCTGCCCCAACCGCTGGACCGCTTCGTGGGTTTGGCGGGCAGTGTGGAGGTTGGTGAGCCGGTCGATGAAGTATCCGACAGCGTAATCGTCACCCTTCCCGATCATGTTCATGACGGTTTGGGTGACCATCGCACCTTGGTTGCGTGTTTCTGCCCGCTGGCTGGCCCGCCTGGCGACGTTTCCGTGGTCCCGAGGGTCGTTGCTGCGGATCACCTGTTGCAGCTCCTCACAGATCAGCCTGTGCGTCGGGGTGGTGAACACCTGCGGGTCCATGCTCGTTGCGACCGGGGCCAACGACGGCTGCGCCAGGAACGCCGCCAACACCGTCGCCTCAGCGGCCGGATCAGAGAAGTCACTCATGCCGCCCACCGATCCGCGATGCGCTGAACCCGAGCTGCGATCCACTGGTTCTTCAGGATCACCACGTCCATGTACGTCTGGCAGCGCAGTCCACCGAGGTTGGGGTGCTCCGCTGCGGTGTGCCACTGCTGCCCGCACTCGACGCACACCATGTCCGGTCCAGGACGGTGGGTGATGGCGGCGTACTCGCAGAGAACAGCGATATCGATGTCGTCCTCGCTTTCAGCTTCGGCACGAATGACCTCGGCGGCGTAGGCAAGTCCGGTTTTCATCGCTCCACCAACAATCCCGACTTGGGGTCGCGCTGCGGTTGGCGGGCGAGACGCTGATCGACTGTCTGCTTTGTGATCGGCTTGCCGGCGCGGTGGATATCCACAACAGCAGCACGGACAGCCTGGGGGTCTGCGCCGCGGTCATGGATGGCCCACTTCACGATCTGCCGAACGGCGATGAAGTTGAACGCCTTGCCGAGTTCCTCGTACGCGGACGTGGTAACCGATTGCTCGATGTTCTCGGCGGCGTTCGAAGAACGCGGTCTTTTCTCCCCTGTTCCCCGGTTACCCTGTTCCCCTGTTACAGGGCCGGAAGTGCGCGGTGTTTCCGCGTCGACCGACGGTATTTCCGCTACAGCGCCATCGACCTGCGGTGATGGGTGTTTCGAACCTTTCGAGCGACGTTCGTTGCGCTGATGGTCGTCCCAGCTTGGAATCTCGTAGTACGGGCGTCCGCGGACGGTGTAGAACAGCACGCCAAATGCCTCTGCAACTTCCGCTACAAGATCACGGAAATGCACGGTATTTCCGCTACGGTCTGTGAACTTGGTGTCGTTGGGGAACGCGAACCCCTCTAGTTCTTTCAGGTTGGCGGTCCCTCGCCCGTGATCGTCGGCCCAGTTCCACATGGCGATGAACAGCAAGCGGGACCATGGGGAGACCTGCGCGACTGAGGGAGAGTCCCAGAACTCAGGCTTGATCGTTCGGATTCTGGCCATCATGACCACCGATCCCGTCGGCAAGCCCGACACCGCCGCCGACCCCTTGGATCGACATAGGTGTTCACGGTGTCGTAGTCGTGCCCCTGGGGGCACTGGCCCTTCTCTCGATTGTTGTTCCGGTATGTCCCATGCTGAACCGAGTCAAGGACGTTCTGTGATCGCGTACCGTAGGCCAGATTCTCGACTCGGTTGTCAGAGGGATCGCCGTTCAAATGACGGACCTCTTGGCCGGCCGGGCGCGGTCCAATAAATGCCTCAGCCACCAATTGGTGCACGTAGGCTCGACGACCCCCGAGGTCGACGCGGAGGTGTCCCGCTCGATCGCCAACGTAGGGCTTCAGTGGTGTACCGCGTTTCCCGAAGACGATCCCCTCATCGGACACGCAATAGTTCGTTCCTGGTACAAATCTGGGCACTCGCATCAGGCCCCCTTGGTGGTGAGCCACTGGTCCCACGTCTGCAACCGTGAATCCCGAATCGCCACCAACACCGCATCGCGACGGCGCTGCAACTCCCCACGGTCATCGTCAGTAGAGTCAAGGATCATCCGATCCAACGTCACAGATTGCTGGATCAGGGAAGCCTCATCCGCGGTCAACGGCGGGCAATCCTGCACCGTTTTTCGGGTGAGGAGTTGCGCTGTCACCTGCTGCGGGTCGAGGAGTAGCCGGCGTGGCCCCACCCGGTGGGCGGTGATACGTCCATCCCGGATGTAGCGGCGGATCGTCTGCTCAGACAACTGCAACTGGTCGGCGATCTCGGCGATCGTCTTGTACTGGGGTTGGCTGTCGGAGGGTTCGGCGATACTGTTCCCCAAGGGATCACTCCTTCGTTGAGTGGTTTTCTGTCCCTTCCGGTGGCGCTTCTCGCCTCGCCAAAGATGATGAGCGCCCCGGAAGGGTTCTGATAGTTCACAATTGGTTACGTTGGCTTGTGTTCAAGCCTAGTGCGCGGCACCGACTGCTTTGGTGTCGATCGAGGAACTGTGGATTACTTCCGATTTCCTTTCGCTGGAACACCTGTCCGCATGTTGTGTTCGATCGGCCGCTCGTTCATCCGCACCAGCCACCACCGCACGCCGTACGCGAAAGCCAGGAGTACGCCGAGGATGGCGACGTTGGTCATGACGTCACCGCCTTGATCTGTCCGAGGATGCAGTCGGCGCATAGGCGTGGCCGCCACGATGATCCGGCGAGGCGGGCCTGGCAGCGGGTGCAGTGGGGGAAGTCCCGTCTGTTAGGAGACATGGCGCCAACTCTTTCCTGAAGTGACGTTGCGTATAGACCACCCGGAAACTCCGAATGCCCGCGCAAGGGATTCGTTCCCTTCGCC